TTATTGCCGCTCAAAAGCTCATTGGTCTTAGCAAGTACACTCGTATTGCTCAGTGGTGCGCTCGCCGTGGTACACTTCAAGAAGAACTATGTAATGACATTGCTAGGGAAATTAGTCGAGCGACTGACTCCGAAAACGTAGCAGTCTACATTCAGGCTATTCATGGCTGCTGTGAGAACCGCGGTATTATGGCACATAGTTCGTTGACGCAGACAACTGTACTTAAAGGATCCTTTAATACAGACCCAGGTACAAAGAAAGAGTTTTTCGATAACATCAAACTTCAACAAGAATTTGCTCCGAGGTAATTATGGAATGGTTTCTAAACTGGTTAGATAGCATTGGTCGTAAACGTATTATCATGGATCGTACCTGCGACGAGCCATTGTTAACACGATACTATTTGTTTCTTAAAGATAGAGACCGTTTTCCGTTTAACATCTTCCTACATAAGTTTCACAAAGGCGACCCGGATGATGTGCATGATCACCCGTGGCCTTATGCAACACTAATCCTTAAAGGTGGATATTATGAATGGATTCCTCAGTTTAACAACAAAGGCGAAAAGATCGCTGAGCTTGCTGTATGGCGAGGACCCGGCAGTTTTCGTATATGCGGCGCTAATTCTTATCATCGCATTGAGCTTGACCCTGACGTGACAGCATGGACATTGTTCATGCCTGGCCCTAAAAAACGCGAGTGGGGATTCTTAACACGCAAGGGCTGGGTACCGCACGATCAATACTTAAGGAATAGAAATGAACAAGCTAATAATTGATAACACAGAATTTAAAGGCTGTGTTATTAACATTGCTCGACAAATGGCCAAAGACCACTGGCGACCCGATTACATTGTAGGACTTACAAGAGGCGGCCTACAAGCTGCCGTTATGTTAAGTCATTATCTTGAAGTGCCGATGCATACACTAAATGTCAGCTTACGTGATAGCACTACTGGACCAGAAAGCAATCTATGGATGGCCGAGGATGCCTTTGGCTACGATAAGGCTCCTAAGAATATTTTAATCGTCGATGACATTAACGACAGCGGCGCAACACTAAACTGGATCATGAAAGACTGGCAAAGTGGATGCTTTCCGGACGGCGATCGTTGGACAGAAATGTGGGGCACAAACGTTCGCTTCGCTGTTATCGTTGATAACTTAGCTAGCCAGTGTGTCCGTGAAGTAGATTATTGTGCTATGGAAATTAACAAAGCTGAAAACGATGTGTGGGTAGAATTCCCCTACGAAGAATGGTGGACTAAATGAGCGAGATAATGCGTAGTAGTGATACATGTAAAGTTGTACAAGTATCTAGCAATAGAAGTGTAGAAGCAGTAGTCCAAGACTTTATCGAACACGAAAAACTCAACGTAGTTCTCAATAAAAGTGTTAAGCTATCAATGAAGTGGAATGGTAAACAGTACGAAGGCAGAAGTGCAGGTATGGACTTTGTTAGTGCCGGGCCAGCAATCACAAGAACACGATCTAATATTAGAGGCATGTAAATAAGGTACTATTAAGGAAAGAGAATGAGTAGATCAGTGTTTATAGGCGATAGTCACACTTGCGGTTTTATTGCAGAACCAGGTAAGGTAGGTCCAGGTAGTTATAGCTACTGGAACGATAATAGCTACGGCGACTGTTTCAGCGATATCAATCAAGCGCCTGTTAGTATCTATGCTATGGCAGGTGTTAACAATCGAGTCTACACTGACTGGTTAAAAACCTTGTTCCAGCGTCACAATGATATTAAGGATGTGTTCATTTGTCTTGCGCCGTTGAATAGATTTTGCATTGGCGTAGATCCAGGTCTCTTAGACGAGCCTATTCCAACTGATCACTTTACAATACACATCGACGAATCGTCGACTGCGCTCATCCAGCGTTATGCAGATCATACAACTAAAGACGACAGATATCAGTTGTTTCAAAAGCCTTGGTATGATGACTATAATTTCGAACCTTTCTTAGAACTCAATCCTCACGACGGATTAGTTAAGCCAGATCTTAGAAAAGACACTTACATGAACATTAAGTTGTTCTTTGAACTGAATACATTCATCGAGAAACGAGACTTTTTAAATTGTGTGTATACATGGGATAATATTTGCAACGACAATAATGCAAATTTGTACCTGTTCAACTTTACAGATAGATTAGTATTTCCTAGCAACCTTGAATATTACGGTCCATTGAAGCGTACAGTGTATGCTCCTAAGTCGGTGCAAGGCTTTTTTGCACAGCGTATGATCGATCATAAAAAATATCTGCTTGAAGATAAAGAACATTACAACAAAGCATATCATCACATGATTGCCAGTCAATACATTCCGTGGCTTAAGACTCTATGAACATTTTAATTGCCGGTGATAGCTTTGCCGCAAAATGGCCAGACAAGACTGGCTGGGTAGATATGTTGGCAAAAGATCATCAGGTGATTAACATTGCCCAAGCAGGCGTTGGGGAATATAAAATCTTTAGACAGCTCGAAGATATTAACTTTCCTGCGTTTGATCTTGTGATTGTTAGTCACACTAGTCCTAGTAGACTGCATACTCGTAATCATCCTTTACACAAAGAAGGATTTCATAAAGATTGCGATTTAATTTATACCGACTTAGAAGATCGATGTAGTTTGCTTAATGCAAACCTCATGGTAGCGAAAGGTTGGTTTGAATATCATTATGACGACGACTATCAACTCGATATCTACGAAATGATCCGAGAAAAAATAAACAGTCTTATAACAGTCCTACGAGAAAAAATAAACAGTCTTATAACAGTCCCTTACATTAGCCTATCGCACATTCCAATCGTTAACGATTTAAGAATAGAAAAGAATCATATAGACTTTTCCGATCTATGGTCGAAGGAAAGAGGCGATGCAAATCATTATACAGCAATTGGCAATAAAGTAGTGTACGAAACTATAACTAATAAAATTAACGGTGATAACTTATGAAATACTTTTTAGGGTTCGTGCTAGGAATAGCATTTGTATTTGCTGTTGCATATCTATTGCCGGAACCAGAAGGCGCCTATTACGATTGTGGAATGGCAGAATGGCATCCGGACTTTCCTCCAAAAGTAAAAGAAGAATGTCGGAAACTTCGAGCTAATCGAATAACAACATAATGTTGACTAATCTCAATAAAGAGTGTATAATAAACTATGAGTAAAATTAAAATCGCAGAGCTGTTTTACAGCATTCAAGGTGAAGGACGCTATATGGGTGTGCCTTCTGTTTTCTTACGTACATTTGGATGTAATTTTAAATGTGCAGGATTTGGTATGCCGCGAGGCGAACAAAGCATCGAAGCTGAAGACATTGCACAAGTTGCACATCTATATAACAAATATGAAGAACTCCCTTTGGTTAGTACGGGTTGTGATAGTTATGCTAGCTGGCATCCTAGTTTTAAAGAACTTAGTCCAATGCTCACAAGTGACGCAATCGCCGACAGAATCACGGAAATTATTCCGTTTAACGAATGGCGTGACGAGCATCTAGTTATCACAGGTGGTGAGCCTTTGCTAGGTTGGCAACGTGCTTATCCAGACCTGCTGAATCATCCTAAGATGGAAGGCTTGAAAGAAATTACGTTCGAAACAAATGGTACTCAAAAGTTAACTCCAGAGTTTAAAGAATACTTGAGAGATTGGGCATGGCGTAGCAGTGAGAAAGAAATTACATTCTCAGTAAGTGCTAAATTGCCTTGCAGTGGCGAGAAGTGGGAAGATGCTATTAAGCCAGAGATTGTTTGTGAATATGAAGAAGTCGGTACAGCATATTTGAAGTTTGTTATTGCTACAGAACAAGACTTTGCCGATGCTGAATGTGCTATTGCCGCTTATCGTAAAGCAGGATTTACCGGTCATGTATACTTAATGCCAGTTGGTGGTGTAGAAAGTGTCTACGCACTAAACAATCGCACTGTGGCAGACATGGCAATGAAAGCAGGCTTACGTTATAGTGATAGATTGCAAGTGCCGTTATTTAAAAATGAGTGGGGAACCTAATGATTAAGAATTTCTTTAAAAAGATTACAGGTATTGCAAAGTTAGAAGCACAGACAAATGCAGCGTTAGAAGCTGCCAATGCTGCTGCTAAGATTGCAGAGGCTGCAACTGCTGCCGCAGAACGTGCTAAAGAAGCAGAAGAAATTGCTAAACTAAGTCCAAAAGACAAAGCAACTCGATTGAAAGAACCGTGGGTTGGCGTTTTGGAAACCCATGTTAACAAAGATAACGTTCGCAATGGCTTTTTTGAGCTTGACTGGAACGAAGAGTTTGTGTTAAAATTAAAGCAAGAAGGATACGGCTTTGACGGTGATCCAGATGAAGAAATCATCGACCGCTGGTTCCGCGAACTTTGTGCAAGCGTAGTAGTCGACGGTGATTTCGGCGGTGCAGTTAACACCGGCGTCATTGATATTAACACAGTTAAAAAGAACAACAAATGAACTATATTTTAGTAGATACAGCAAATACCTTTTTCCGTGCTCGGCACGTTATCAACGGTGACGCTGATATCAAACTAGGCATGGCTTTCCATATCACTCTTAACAGTGTAAAGAAAGCATGGCAAGATTTCGACGGCAGTCACGTCATCTTCTGCTTAGAAGGTCGTAGCTGGCGTAAGGACTTCTATACCCCGTACAAGGCGCAACGTGCCGCAGCTCGTGCCGCACATACAGAGAAAGAAGCAGACGAAGAAAAAATCTTCTGGGAAGCCTTTGACACATTTAAAGACTTCATTATCGAGAAGACTAACTGCACAGTTATGCAACATAAGAATCTAGAAGCAGATGATTTAATTGCTGGTTGGATTCAGAGCCATCCAAATGATAACCACATTATCATCTCGACAGACACAGATTTCGTGCAATTAATTGCTCCTAACGTGAAGCAATATAACGGTGTTATGGAAACTACAATTACAGACAAGGGTATCTTTGATGCTAAAGGTAAACTTGTAATTGATAAGAAAACACAATTGCCTAAGCCTATTCCTAATCCAGAATGGTTATTGTTTGAGAAGTGTATGCGTGGCGACACAAGTGATAACGTCTTTAGCGCCTACCCCGGTGTTCGTACAAAAGGTACAAGCAAGAAGGTAGGTCTTACAGAAGCATTTGAAGATCGTAAAGATAAGGGGTTCGCGTGGAACAATCTCATGCTTCAGCGTTGGACCGACCATAACGGTGTCGAACATCGTGTGCTAGAAGATTACGAACGCAATCGCCGACTTATCGATCTTACACATCAGCCAGAAGATATTAAAACTATTATCAAAGACACAATCGCTGAAGCTACAAGTGCTAACAAGAACATTAGTCAAGTCGGACTGCGATTGATGAAGTTCTGCGGTCTATACGATTTAAAGAAAATTTCAGATCAGGCTCAAGCCTATGCTGAACCACTTAACGCAAGGTACACACAATGAACACAGTAGACATGGCAACTGCTCTTATTCAACGAGCTAAGAATTTAAATGAATACACCATTACCACAGAGGTGCCAGAGAATTTTAGATTTAATGGTCTTATACCATTTGATATGCAAATCTCAGAAGGCACGATCTACGCAAAAGTCTATGCGATAGACTTCGATGAAGCTGTATACAGACTAAACGACTTCTTGGAGACTTGTAAATGAACGAAATTCACGCAAAGCCTATTATTAAAGATAAGTTCTGGATTGTTGAAAAAGATGGAAGCAAGTTTGCAACTTTAAGAAAAAATGATGATAACCGTTTTATTATGAGTAATGAAACTGGTATCAAAGTATACGACACTAAGGAAAGTTTAACTAGACAGTTTGGTAGTAATTTCTTTATTGCTAAAATTATTAAAGAAGCTGATAACGCACCTATCAACGAAGTTCATGGCTATGCTACGAGTGCCGCTCCACACAATGCAATGTTCGACGTTAAACGAAAACTTCCCCTATTCACTAAGAGCGGAGATAGTAAGAGTTTGTATTGTGCAGGCTACTATGTTATTAAGTTTGACAAAGGTTGGGTCAAAAGTCATTGCCCAAAACTGATTACTTTACAACGCTACGAATATCAAGGTCCGTTTAAAACAGAGATCGAGATGAAACAGGTATTGTCTAATGTCAGCAAATAATCTTCCTACTAATATGCCCAGCGTCGAACGATTGATTCAACGTGTAATTGCTGCTGAACGGGCTCAGCAAAAAGACATCCGCATGAGTATTCAAGAGGCTCGAGAGTTGACCAGTGAGCTAGCTATCATGACTAGCAAATTGGGCAAGACAGTCCAGGAAATTCATACAATGTTATCCGAAATCAGAGAGTCTACTACTAATATCGACGTTAAGTTCGACGGCGGAACATTCTAATTGAGATAAATATATGCGTGGTTAATTAGGAACACGTATATATGAGCAGACCAAAACCTAGAATAATATTAGAACATGCTAATAAAGAGAATTTTAAGATTGAACAAATCTTAGAGAGTGAAGCCATTTGGGCTGTATTTTATAAGGGTGAACCTTTTAATCTTAAGAGTGGTAGTTTAGTTGCAAGTTATCCCGGACCTAAATATAAGAAAGTATCATTTAGTAATCCGGGCCATGCACACAACTTAGCAAAGAAATTAAACAAACTTTTCAAATCAACAGACTTTGCAGTTTTTAAACTAACGCAAGGCGAAGAGATAAAATAAAATGGATCAAAAGGATACCTACACTACGGTATTCCTAAAAGCAGTTGGCAAGGAAGTCAACCAGGAACAACTGAAGCAATATAGACTCGCTTGGTGGCTTAATGTTCGAGACAAAGATCGTGGAGGTCTTCGTTTGACAGAACAGGCATTGAAATTCATACAAGAAGATGCTAAAATAAAAACATACAAAATAGAATTCCCTAAGGACTTAGCTATTACTCCACAAATCTTAGTTTGGTTAGATCAATACATTGACTCTCCGTTCTTTATCACCAAGAAGTATATCGTTGTGCTAAAAGAAAAAGCAGCTTTTGAACTTTACCTATTTTCAGGCGATGTTAAAAAGATGGGCTACAGTAAAGCATTGGCCAAACGATTAAACCAAGATTCCACTCCTTAACTTCACTAACCTATAAATATTTTCACTATGTTTGACTTGAATCCTATTGATGTGCTGCAACAGCGTAAACTTACAACCTTGCCTCCACACTTTTCCAAAGTTAAAGTTTCCGATGGCGAACTGTTCGACAACGGAATGGAGAATTGGATTATAGCTAAACTAAGAAATAGATTTTGTATTGTTAGATCACCGTCAGTCGATGCTGACGGGCAATTGAAGTCCGCATCATATGTAGGCTTCGAAGATCAAAAAGAGCTAACTTATTTTATGTTAGCCTGTCCAAATTTAAGGAGAACCTAAATGACAGAAGAAGTTAAAAATCAAGAAGCGCCGGCCGCTACTCCAGCAGCTGAACAACCTGCACAAGGTGCTGACCTTAATATCAGCGACTTGGCAGCACTTAGAAGCATCGTAGAAGTTGCAACGCAACGTGGTGCATTTAAGGCAGCAGAACTAGAAGCAGTGGGTAAAACTTTTAATAAGTTAAACACGTTTCTTGAGTCTCTACCTAAAAAGGACGCATAATGAAAACACTTAAACACATCGGCAAGATTAAAAGTACTGCCGCAAAAGTTCTAGTTATTTTTAGAACACTTCCGGGCGCTAGCGATCATGCGCTAGTATTGCAGGCACAAACATTGCCAGATGCATACCACGATGCCCTGATGAACTTAGTAGAGTCTGACGTAGCACAAGAATCGTTTGAACTCGGAGAGATCATGTTTATGCGATTATTCCCAGATGGTCGCCCAATGCTACAAGCAATGCAGGTAGACGGACGACTGATCAAGATGGCAACATCCGATATCATCATGACACCATCTGCTCAAAGTGAAGTTGCACTAGATCGTTTGAACGTGCTAATTGCCGAGCAGCGTAATTGTGCAGTTGACGACTTGTGTACATTTGTTAACGGTGGCAAACCTAATACAACTCCGAAAGCTATTCAAGAACCTGCGTTTGTTGAAGAAGTTGCTAAAGCACCAGAATCAGTGGAAGCATTGTCCGACGGTGATATTGCCAAGTCCTATCGCAGTCAAGCTGATGCGATGTATAAAGAAGCAGCTAGACTACGTAAGCAGGCCGACGAATTAGATCCACCTAAGAAGAAGGCTGCTACAAAGGCAACAGATACCTTAGATGCCTAATCCTTTATTCAGACCTCCAAGACATCTGGTCAAAGAATGGCCAGAAGTTTTTGAAGATCTTTATATGAATACGATGCCAGTAGCATATCTAGAGACAATTCATCTAGAGTTTGCTAATGGCAGAGTATGGCAGATTAACGTAAAGGAACAATTAGTTGACGGCGAACTAACTGATATCGCTGGAAAGCTGTTGGATACTTTACAAGAGTATAAAGATGAAATTAAGAAGATAGATTTTAAAGTCGATATCGAAAGACTTAAGAAAGATATCGGAGAATCAACTAATACTATACTCTAGTATTTCCATAATGTATTACAGTATGGTCAGTTGATTTAAATGCCCTCCAAGGGTCCACTACAATGGACCCTTTTCTTATGACACAATATAGTCCTTGATCTTCTTCAAAGCCTCGGTATTCGTAAGTCACTTTCTTATTATGAGCTAATAATACAACACCGTAAACTTCATCTACAATGTCATTAGTTAACGGATCAACGTACTGTACAGGATATCCTAGCTGTTCGCAATAGTGTCCTATTAACAAACTATAACTACCGTCGCAGTATTCCACTCCGGGCTTATATGCTTTACCGTGAATAAAGATAGACATACTATGTGCAGTTGCATGTTTTACTAATTCCTTAGCAAGGTTTTCTGCTTGAATTTCTCTAGCATTCATTATACTATCGAATAGATCGTAGCCTAAATCCAACTCTTGGGCTAGATGCCTCAGAGCAATATTATCCCGAGGATGACATGCTCCGCCGTCACCCATTCCTGCTTTCATATACTGCGGACCCATAATACGCATTGTACTCTTAGCTAGTGCGCTAGTGACTACATCAACATTTATATTCCCTTGCTTAACCGCTACATCTTGTATCATGTTAACTAGACCAATCTTAGCAGAAATGAATGTATTGTAGAATACCTTAATACACTCGCACTCGTCCCAAGTACCTACTTCATAGCGTGGAGAATTTTCCATCACAGTCTTATAAAATTCAATCAGCTGATTAGCATCTCCTGTTAGGCTACCGTCTTGAGTGCCTATCATAACCATTTCAGGATTAACCATGTCCCAACTAACACTGCCCATAGCGATAAGGTAAGGATTATAAATGAATCGAGTATTAGTGATCAATGGAACAAATTCTTTACGTGTAGTACCTGGCAAGACTGTAGAAATCAAAACTAACAACTGATTTTTATTCATATACTTGTTTGCTTCTGCAATGCAAGACTTAACAATATCGTAATTAAAATCTTTTGGAGCAAGATGTGCCGTAGGTGCTCGTCCGTCGTATGCAGGGTCGTGCGGAGTTGGTACTGCGATAAACACAATATCACAATCTTTAACACACTCTTGTAATGTTCCAACAACGTCTACTAGTGTGCTTTCTCGAGCATTAACATCATAACCTTTAACACGATGTCCTTTCTGTGCAATCGCTTCTGCACATGGCATGCCAAGTTTTCCTACACCGATAAATCCAATCTCCATCAACTGCCCCTAATAAATATACTACCATATTTAACTGATACTATTTCCTCATGCAAATGATTCCGGATTCAATCCTTCCCAATGTCTACTTACAAAATTGTCAAGATACTGTCTTTACAGTTCTATTAAGACATGCAATGATAGAAGGAGGAGAATCACTACATGCACTTAAAAAGTTTACATACGTTCACGGACTGATACAATATCCACAGTGGAGCCCCACTAGTGATGTGTTTCAATTTATTAAACCTGAACACCTTGTGTCAATGAAAGAACAGAAAACATTCTTTGTTTTTGATGCTAGCACAGAAGGATTCAGTCCAATATACGATTGTCCTTTTTTTGAAATGCTCTATTTCAATTGTGAAAAATATTCAGTAGATCCTAAAATGATTATCTACGTATCTGCAAATTTAAAAGACGAATTGAATATTTTAAAGTTTGCTGCTGATACTAATAGAAAACCATTTAATGTATTTTCGTTTTTATCTTTCGAGCAAGTATTAGCAATCAGCGACGAAAAGAAGGCCGGCGCTGCCGAGGAGCAATATCAAGTTGCTACAGGACAGTGTGAAAAAATGTTTGCCGGTAAACTATTTTCAAGTTTAAGTAGAATTAATAGACAGCATCGAACTGCCGGAACATTTATGCTATGCACTAGTGATATCAGTAAGCACGCATTAATTAGTCACGATGCCCTGTCTATTGACAAAGAGCATATTCCGTGGTGGCTCGAGCACACCGGTCTGGGGGAAGTTAAACCAAAAGAGTTTAAGAAGTGGATTAAGGGATTGCCGTTAATTGTCGACAGAAAAGATTTTAATATCAATTGGGCTATTAATAGACCGTATCGACATATTCACGATCAGACATTGTTTCAAATAGTAAACGAAACATTGGTTCTAGATCACCAAGAAACTTCATTGTTCTACAGCGAAAAAACCTTTAGGCCTGTGTCATGTTTTCAGCCTTTTGTAATCTACGGACAATACGGGTGTAATTATAAATTAAAAGAACTAGGGTATAACCTATACGACGAGTGGTTCGATTTAAGTTTTGACTATGAAAAAGACCCAATACTTCGATATAAAAAGCTACTGACATCGTTAACTAGCACTGTTAACGAACTACTGTCAATGTCTAGAGAAGACCAGATACAATGGCGCTTTAAAAGCAAGGAGATATTGATTCATAATTTTCAAACTATGATCAAATCTAATTACAGTAAAAATAAACTAGCTAAGTTCCTACACGAACTCGACGTATAACTCAATCGGCTAATTTACTTTTATGCCACTTCATTGCAACTCCAGAAGAAGTTCTCCAATTCTGGAAACGTTTTTAGCAGATCAGTGCCTCTTCTGCGGTCGTATTCATTAAACCAATTAAAGAAGTCTCTACGCCCCTCATTTAGCTTCTCGATAGTATATTGTGTTGTTTCCATGTATTTTACGACTCTTTCAAATTTAGCGTACTCTAAGTCGTTGAATTTACTACGGTTTTTATCGTCTAAATTGGCTAGAATGAAGTCTAGGTGCCTTTTCATGTACGGCATAAATTCGTCTTTGGGCAGAATATTCATGTCGTACTGCAATGGCTCTTTCAAAAACGGAGTATCAAAGCGTATGCGCTGCCACTTATTTTGATTGAAGCCATTGTACTTAACACGCCATTCCAAAATCTTTTCTAACAAACTTTGGAATGTTGGAACTGATAATAGATTGAACGTGATCATAAACGTAATAGGCAACTGGGTTTTAGTTAGATAGGTATCTAAGTTCTTTTCCCATACTTCTAAATCTAAGCCGGTACGAATATATTCAGCAGCTGGTCCCCAAGTATCTATACTTGTAAAAATTTTAAAGTCTTTAATTGCACCTTTAGCTAACAGTGCATTAACCTTTTCTACTAGACGTTCTATTAATACAGGCTTGACGCCAAAATTACTATTAATATTAAGCTCAAGATTAGGTTTAGGATTATTACTAAGCTCATCTAGGAGCCTCCATGTTGATTGTTGCAACAACGGCTCGCCGCCGGTAATACGTAAAATTGTTAGAGTCTTACTAACTTCGGGCCACCAGTCCCACCATGCTTTAACGTATGGATTAGTTTCCTCTTCGTAGACTGTGAACCAGTTAATGTCATTGCGATGATTCTTAACCATATCATACGGGCCAAAGTCTTTAATCTCTTTATGATATGCACTGCTATGCTTAGGATGGCAATATCCGCATTTGAAATTACATTCATTACCAAAGCTGACTTCGATATACTGCGGATTAACATTAGCTAGAGGTGCTGCCTTGATAGCATTAAATCTATCTTCAGTAAAAATACTTGCGTTGCGTTCTTTACGATCGCTAATATAATCCTCGCCGAGTGCTTCGATATTCCAGCAATAATTACAGCCGCTCGGCTTTTCGCCGTTGATCATAGACTGGCGTTCTTCTTTCTTTTGATTAGTGTTATGTAATGCACTAGGATCAATAGCTAGCTCATCTAACGGGATCTTGTGAGGAGCAGGATGATAGCAACTGTGTGTCTCCCCTGTCTGCAAATAGATAGTTGTGTGGTGCCACTTAGCCATACAGAATGTAGGACTAATCTCATTCATGATAGGAATGAACTTTTTAATTCTAGTTGTATCGTCCACTGAACTGTTCCTCTAACCACTCAAAGTCATTGATCTTCTTGAGTGCTTCTAAATTTGTTTTATTAGCAAGTCCGTACTCACGGCCTGCCTTTGCTCCGCCGGTGGCATACTCATTACCCACTGAACACCATGTGTCTAATCTTGTTTGTGTTTCTTCGTCATTCTGTCTATCAATTACACGACTGGCTAACTTACAACATTCTCTAAATGCGCTCTTCCACGTATTGAAAGGATCTGTATTAAATGCTGTAATATTTGAAATACGCTGCATAGGTTTAAACAACTTAGAAATACTAGTTGTCATATCCGGCTTACTTAGATCCATATCAATTGTAAGCTGTCTTGGCAGTAGCTTAACTCCGCCGTAGCCGTATACTAGACCGTTGATAGGATTTAAACTTTGCCATACATGGACAGTATTCTTAGCGTTGAAATCGTAATAGGGAATTTGATAATCAAATTCAAACGTATTAACAATCTGTGCATCTGCATCTACAACGTAAAACATTTCAGTTTCGCATTGCTTGGCAGCTTCTATGTGAGCTTGATGAATTCCCTTTACACCCTTAATATGATGCACTGTATGCTCTGGACGATTTAACTTTTTAAAATTATCATCTGCAAATGTTTCGTTATAAGAAATAAATGCAATATCAAAAGGTCTAGGATAACTTGCAACGATGTCTATTTCTTTTTTCTTTGTGAAAAATCTATAGTCCCACTCGCGCTGTAAGATACGTGCGCTCTTAGAGAATATGCAAATGCCGTCATAGAATTCACCATTCTTAAAAACGTGAACATATTCCTCATCCCACTTAGGTACACGATAATCAAATGCAAAATCAGTGACTAGTAAATAATCCCATACTACCCAGAACATTTTAGTAAACGACTTGCGCTTTACTTCCTCAAATGTTTTTACGTTTTCTAGTTTTTGTGCGTTAGGAAATTTGTGTTTGAAAGATAACCAAACACCTTCGTTAATTTCGCTTTTGCCCACTAGAAAAATATCATACATTGTCGGGCATTCTATAATATGTTAGACCTAGATTAATAGTTTCTTCATATAAATCTAGTGTGTACTTACTTTGCTTTGCATCTAACCACGGCCATTCAAATCCTAGTTGTTGCTTAATCTTGACTCCCAAGTCCTTTGCATCTTCTTCTACAAATGTATGGTTGACCTTTTCTTCATAGATAGTACGAAGAACATCAAAGTCTCTTACATCAATATAATTCCAATCTGTACAATTAGTCATCCATGTGCCCATACGTGCGCCATGAATTGCATACACACCATTCTCTTCGTGCATGCCAACAGTTGACCACATGCGCAGTCGATGGATGTTGTGCCACCAGATACGTTCTTTGATTTCCTGAGGTGGTACTTTAACTCCGTCAAGTAAAGTCATCTTAACACCTTCACGGAAGCCTGCACGCCATGCTTGGAACGGACTAGCAGTGATAATGCTATCGCTATAAATGCGAGGAAAGTTTTTGTATCCTTCCTCCCAGCAAAAATCAACCTGTCCGCGATCGCTATCACTATTTTCATGCGTCTTCATATTGAGTACAAAATCTTTCTTCCAGATTTTAACCCCGCCATTGCCATAACGTAGACCGTTGATAACGTTTCGACCGCACCACCCGTAGACTTGAATCTTAGGATCAGTCATGTCTAATTCTAGGTTAAAGAATTCAGGGTCAACAATGTTATCAGCATCAACTGTGATAAACCATTCAGTCTCACTTAATTCTGCGGCGGCTTTGTGTGCGTGGTCACTACCTTTCACTCCGTGGACACGTTTTGCCCAAGGCACCTTATTGCACAGGTCTGCATAATGCAAATCTGCGTTAGGTTCATCATAACTTAAAAATACAACGTCGAATTCAATTATCTTCATTTATACTCTATTACATAGTTCTTAAATAGCCTGCGAGTGTAGACGCTAAACTTAGCAGGAATATCCAATCCAGTAATTACCTGTGGTTTTTCGACAAGGTCAGAAACCTTGATAGTAAACATATTATACACTATATTAGGGTCGTTGTAATCCGTTATTAGGAAGTTCATGTCCGTATTGCCATCCCAACGCACTTTTCTTTTTCCATTATAGTCAGAAGATAAAGAAACGGTTAGGTTTCCGTTGTACACCAACATAACATCAGGTAATACTTCGGTAAATTCTGAACTAATAATACGATGCAGTACATCATCAATTTTGACTGCTGCACGAACTTCGGAAATTTCCATAGTAGTTGCATCAAGGTCAACAAAGCAAGATGTTAATTGTATCTTACCTTCTAAAATTAATAATGCTGTTTCCGAATCAATATCAAGTTTGTATGTCTGGTCTTCGAAGGCATAGCTCGGGCCAACACTAATTACCGATCCTGTCATTGGGTCATACGTTGCCATATATTGTATATTCATTGGAGCAAATTGCTCGAACCACGATTCAGTTAGTTCAGTATCTTCCATGCAATTTCCTCAAGGATGTTAATAACCTCATCATCTACTTTATCTTTCTCCACATAGTGGACAATGTTAGTTTGTTGATAATTACCAATTTTTAGTTGGCCGGCTCTATTAAGATAAAACCCAACATGGTCGCTCCACCTATCAGCAGGCCATGGCCAGTTTTGTATCATAGGTTTCATGTGTACGACTTTAGGAAAATCTAAAGGATACGCAATTTGATCAGCAATGTCTAAGATTTTTGCGCTAAGGGCAAATGCTTCGTCGGTGCCAACTACCTTTGGCTTGTGCTCTGTTAAAAAGTAATTAGAATACTCTGTTGGGTTCTTGATAATAGATCTACCCAAGCAGAAGAATTCTTTTGCTAATTCCGAATCACGTTTAAAGAATGTATAAAAACTATACAAATTAGGCAGAGCATTTTTAGTAAATGTCCTACGATAAAAATCGTTAGTGACAATTTCTCCGCGATAAGTGTATGCATTGTTAGCAACATAGAGATCGCAGTTTTCAATAAAGTACTCAGCCCAGTGACTATAATCGCTGGTGAATAACATATCTGCATCTAAGCACACGGTATTTTCAAAAGGACTTAATTCGTCCATCCAACTTCTACCGTCCCAGAATACTTCTTGATCCCAAGGAATGATATGATCAAACACCCACACAGATTTAAACCCAGTTAGGGCACTAGGGTCGTCAATTACTAATGCAACTTGATCAAATCCCTCACGCTGTGTATTTTTAATACTTAATGCTAATGCATAAGCAAGTTTAAGATAATCCACAGTCTTGTCTGTTGCTACAAAAATTAAATATCCAAATTTCATATCAACCTCAATAGTGCGTCTGCATTTCTAATAACACTTTGCTTGTTCATAATGTGTACATCTATGCCAGTTAGGGCTGCTGCACTGTAATCAGAAGTTAAACGAGTGTCAACTAAGAATGTTAGTTTGCCAGTATCGTCTACAGAGTGCAAAATATCCTTGTCTATGGCAGTTAATACTGGCGGCAAAGTTAACGCTGTATCAGTACTAAATCCGTCAAGGATATGTTTTGCAACACTGAAGGAGATGTCATTACGATATTGAATATTGCTAAATCTAAATAAGTCTGCGTAAAAGTCGTAGTGGTCTCTAATATACGATACTAGATCAAAAAAGGTCTTTGTTCTTTCGTTCTTAGTAAACATCACAGTAGTTGCCCAGTACATATGAACACCTGTGTCAGAAACATACCTGTCATGATACCCTACCCTCGACATTCCGTATAGATCATTAATTGCACTGGAGATTAAGATATCGTCATCTAGGTCCCAGTACTCGGCAAGCCTATCTGAAAATATAAAATAATCAGTGTCTATCATCAAGGTTCGATCGTAAGGAGTCAAGTCCCATACGTTTGATCTATTTGAATTTACAAAAGGTACAACTGTAGTTGTATTGCCGTCGTGTAATCTACGTGTGTTGTCAGTGACTGGTTTGTCTACTTCAATAATCTTATCAAATGTATCAACCAGCTTGTCGTAGATATTAGACTCTTTCGCCCAAGCTAGTGTAGTAGCATCAGTGACTATTGACACAGGAACCTTTAGATGTTTCTTAGCAAGTCCGCCAGAAATCAGTGCCATTAAAATATAATCAACGGTTCTGTTATTGTGGGCAAACAGCAAAATGCCTCTGGTCATAGATTTACCAGTTTCTCTACAGATCTACTTTTCTTTAGTAATTGGTACTGCTCAAAATACTCTAAGGTTGATGTAAAGTATCGATCTAAGATTTCATCCTTGAACGCAGGTAAGTCGTCAATTAAAATTGGATTACCGTTGTCGTCAATTAACGGAACGCCGGATGTGCGGCCTTGATCAATCAACATCTGTACAAAGGTGATTAATGTTCTGTCAATTTTAAAAATACCGCCGTTAATTCCGTAGGTAAGTTTTGCATCAATTTTTTCTTTGAGGGTTTTTCGCTGAATTGCGAATGTCTGGCGGTAGTTCGAAAACTCCAGGGCCTTCTTTAATTGCTCTTGCATTTTAACTCCTAATTAACTTAGCAGTTTATTTATAGATGCAAGGGCAGTTAAACTAAATTTATGACTGGATAGCGCCCACAGTGACCGTTGGAGATTCTACTGTAAAGTTTCCTGAGATTGCTGGCTGCAAGACTCCCACCGCTTCATAAGTTGAAGTAGAAACACTGAATGTACCATCTACCGAGTCTGGGCCGCCACCGTCACCTACGTGTCCGTCTAAGAATTCAACCAAAATTTCAATAGTTGATGCAGTACCATTACTATTATCTACAACATCAGGTGTCCTTGCTGAAAGTCTATAATTGTTCGACGAATACGGATTAGATGCAGACGCATTATAATAACGCTGAAATGTGTTAGAACATCTAAAGTAATTGGTGCCGTCATTACTTTCAGTCCCAGTATTTGGTAGTGCTCCGCCAAATGCAACGGTTCCAGAAGACAATAACAAACTTCTCCATGATGTATTTTGCGGAATAGCTGATCCGCCGGACTGTGCTGAAGCTACTCTAATCTGTCCGCCACAATTAAAAAATTGACGGGCGTTTGCAGCCGTAGTAAATGATACAGTAATGGTGCAAAATGCTCTAGCTATCCATCGTGTTCCGTAGGCTCCGGGCCATGTAGTGCTTCCACTAGACTTAACCGTTGTGACAGCTTGGCTAGAATGTATTCTAAATCGGTTAGCTTCTGTAGAAATTGTATCTGCATGTGAATTGTAAACAGTGTCGGGACTGGTTAAATTAGATGCAATGATGTTCTCAACCGTAGGTTGTACAATTGACGGTGATGTTCCTGTTTGATGAACATAACAATTAATAATATCGTATCGTAAGTTTGCCCATTCGTTTACAGAAACCTTTGTGCTTTCAGTCACTGCGGCACTTTTAACTAATTGATTATACCCAGTATTAGATGTACCTACGCCTAATACATTTATAACCTTAGCTCTAATGTTGTTATAGTCTGCCTTGGTAATGATCGCATTTGCTGTCATTTATTCTTCCTCATCTTGATGCTTATTTACATCATTAAGATGTTGTGAAAGACGATAGTGAATACACTGGGCTCACTACTGTGAATGTTCCAGAAGGTTCCATTGCGCCTGTTGCTTTTTGTTCGCTAACCGAAATAGTTAACGTACCGTCAACTACGTCACCTGGAGCAGGAGCACCGGGATCCACGTAATTATCAACAAACGAAATTTTAAAAGTTAAAATTCTAGCGCCGGCGTTGACGTTTGAGGCAATATCGCATTTAACTTCGATACTATAGTAGTTCGACGAATACGAGCTTGTTGCACTTTGTTGGTACATCGTTTGGAACGAGTTAGTTAATGAGTAAAAATTGATTATCGATGGGACATTTGATCCCATCGACTGTGTTCCTACTGAACTTAATAAATTAGTCCATGCATTATTTTGTTGAGATGAAGTGCCGCCTGCTCTAGAACTTACAATTTTAACCTGTCCACCGGAGTTAAAAAAGTATCTAGCTTCGTCAGTTGTTCCAAAAGTGACAGTTAGCGTACACTCTGCTCTGGCTCCAAAACTTCCAGTGAAACTTTGGGTACCTTTGGCAGTTAGCACTGATTGTCCTACACCGATATTAAACCTGCCGAGAACAACTTGATCTGCAATCGAATCATAATTCGTATTTGGATTACTTGGACCAAGTCTTATAACATCACCTGATGCTAAAGATACAATCGTAGGACGTGTGCCGTCCTGATGTGTCTTGGCATTTACCAAATCATATTTTAAAGAGTCCCACTGTGCTTTGGTAATAATATTACCTTGCACAACTTCAGAACTGTTTAGTGTTTGGCCGTAGCCTCTGGTTCCTGTGCCGGTACCTAGAATACTAACAACTTTACTTCGAATAGTATTGTAGTCTACTGCGGTGACTTGTGGACGATCTGACATATTATAATACCAATGCTTCGATTACTTTTACGCCTTCGTCGTCGCTGCTTTCTAAAGCAACTGCGAAGACACCACTTGCATGTGGAACTGCCATCATTGCACAGCCATCATTTGTTGCGATTAAGTCTTCGCCTTTCTTAATACGGCCAATAACTTTGACTGGAACACGGCCTTTAAGAGCAATATAAGTGCCGCCTTCTAGGTCTTTGTTCATCATAAACGCAGGATTGGTAGATACTACACCGATAGCACGTTTACCCCAAGCACTAGCAGTGACTTCTGCGTCGCCGCCGATCATAACAACTGTGCCAGGCTCGTATTCTTTATCTGCTAGATATTTTTCTGCCAAGTCAGCATATTGTGCCGCTGTTGCCGTACCATCAAACACGTTAGCTAATAGGTCGCCTGCGGAATTTCTAGCAGCAATGGTATAAGCTGTCTTTGTGGTCATTGCAGATCTATACCAAGTGCTTTGATCGCCTGCGCTCCAAACATCATCTGTGCCTAGATCGTTAATCTTAGTCTTATCAGAATGTGTTGCAATACCGTTAAATTTAACAGCATTAATTTCGCCGGCTGCGTTTCTAACAGGAACTGAAGATTTGTCAACAGTTTCAGGAGTAAAGATAGACGGAGAAAACTCAGTTAATTTGTTAGCATTAGACGCAGTACCTGTCAAGTTGCCTTCGACTGATCCGAACAAGTTTCCACGTAATGTTGCACCGTCATATCCGATCTGTTTAGTTTCAGAGTTAACTAAAATTGCAGTGTCTTCTGCTAAAATATTACCTGTCACTGCGCCTGTCACAGTACCTGTCACAGTACCTGTCACGTTTGCAAAAACAGTTTCCGCATAAATCGATGACCAAGCCGATGCACTTGAGCCTAAGTCGTAGACATTATCTGAGCCAGGAATGATTCCATCTGCTGAAAATACCGCTACATCGTTCGGAGTACCTTCTACAGTAATACGCATAACGATCGGATTACCTAGTTGGTTATCAACTATCAATTCATCGTTAACAACGTGGACATATAAATCGAATCCGTCGCCTAATTTAAAACCAGTATCACCAAAATTAACAGTAGTAGTGAACGGATCGCCCTTTCTAACATACTCACTCGGTAGTACACCGTTAAGTCTTAATGCATTGCTTGATGTTCCCCAGAATACATGATCGTCGGATGTGACTCCGGTGACTGCATTTGTATTGATTAACGTAAATCCTTTCTTAACCTTAGTAAACTGCGGAGATAATCCGGTGCCGGTGCCGGGAGTAAACTCGTCTGGGCTTAATATTGCCACAGTTTCGCCACCCGAAATAAATTTAATAATAGAATGATTGTTTGCTACTGGCGCTGCATTGTCTTTTACAACTACTGCACTAACAGAACTTGCACCTGCATCCGGACTCGACTGCGGTCCAACTAACACATAATCAGTGCCTGACCAAGTATACAACTGTTTAGCAGTAGTATCCCACCAAAATTCACCAGCTGCTAATCCGGATGGCTGAGATGCACTAACTTCTGCACCGTTGGCAATTTTAAACTTTGCGCCGTCGTAGAATTTAAGCTTCTTTGCGCCGCTATCATACCAGATTTGACCTGCTACGACCTTAGGAGGAGCTGTAGTATTAGCGAAATTTTCCATCAAATGTAGATAATTTTCGTTCTGTACTTCACCGTACCCCGCATAGTTCTTACCTACAAATCGTAGATCAGTTGACGAATCAATTGTTCCGTCCTCTACTGATGTTAAAAATGTTCCGTTAAATTTGTTTACTTGATATGCCATGTTATAGACTCCGCCGTTCTTATATTTATTCTATGCTGCTAGTTAAACTATACGACTAGCAGCTAGTTGTCGTTGTTGTTCTAATTCTAAATATGCCGGTGTAGATAAACTAGTCGGCATGCCTAATGTTTGTTGACGTAGATGGCGTAGGATTTGCCAATCGGTGCTTCTTAGAAATTCTAAATCTGCTGCATTTCTTTGCTGAGCTTCTTTTTTTTCTAATGTTGCAGTTTCTGCAGGTTTAACTGTGTTAGTTATTACATCAAAATAGTGTGTTTGTGCAATAATAGCATCATGATCAGCATCGCTGATTTCTGATACTGTCACGGTTTCCGGTACAGCCGGTGCATAATTCAATATGCTAATTACTGTGTTATTTTCAATACATACGTAGTGCATTATTAGCTCCAAATTGCCATGTAGTTTGCTGCTGGTGTAGAACGCTGTTCAGTGTTCTGCACATATACTCTAATCCTATCGCCTAGGTCGCTCCAGGTACAACGTAGGCTATCGTTCCCGTCAACGCCGCCACTGTAGTGAATAACTGCAATCGATGGTACAAATGCCATTAAGTTTGCCATTGACTTACCGACTGGGGGGAATACATCGAAGAAGTTTGCGCCGTTGTTCCAGCTGCCAACTTGATTAGTAAAACCTGATGTACTGTAAACAGTATTACCGTAGGTAAATGTATACTGAGGTAATCTAGTATCAACATATCCCTTAGTGGCTGCATGATTTGTAGCTGCCGGTGCGCCAACTAGGGTCAAGTATCCGGTCATTGTGCTACCAGATACAGCAACTTTCGTCGGATCATTTGCTTCTACTACAATGTTAGCAGTACCATTAAACGATACTCCGTTAATAGTTCTAGCTGTTTGTAGTTGTGTTGCAGACGTAGCATTTCCACTAACTGCTCCGACTAATGATGCTGTAATTGTTCCTGCTGAAAAGTTTCCACTACTATCTCTTGCAACTACTTTACCTGCTGTATTTGCAGAAGTTGCATCTACAGCAATAGTGATTTGAGATTGAGTATCATAATAGTCGACAGTTCCAGTTAACGGAGTGAATGTTAAATAGTTGCCCTGATTTAATCTTTCAAACGCTAACGTATCCCATACTAGTGTGTTTGCTCCGGCAGTTTTTAAAACCTTACCTGGTGCTCCTACTGACAAGAATGTTGTGGCTCCGTTCGCTGTTTGATACGGTAATGAACCGGCTCCGCCGCCTGCAAGGTTAGTAGCACTAGTTGCCAATGTTGCAGTATCAGCAACGCCTTTAAACTGGTCAGCATATACCTTTGTAAACTTGTATTCGGCATGACCTAAGTTTGTACCTTGGGTACCAGTTGGAATAATAGCTGGAGTATTGTCCGCACCACCTAAACTAAGTGTTGTAGCCTTTGGAACAAATTGCACTACTGCCTGGTTCGCCCAGCTAATCGATAAACTCGACGATGCTGTGACAGTACTAGCAGTTGATCCCGCAACTACTAGTTCATTGTTAGTGCCGAAAGAAGCCGTACCGTTTACATTAAGTTCAGTTAATCTACCTAATGAGGTTAAATTTGACGACTGGACGTCTCCGTTTAAGAATGATCCAGTTAGTGTTCTTGCATCCGACGTAATTGTAATATCCGATGTGCCATTAAATAACACCCCATTGATGTTTCTGCCTGTTTGTAATTTTGTTGCACTAAACGCATTACCCGAGAGTGAAGCTCCAATAAATTCAGTTGCTCTAACAATATTAAAATTGCTAGTTCCAGTTGATGAGTTAACATTTCCAGTGACGTCTCCGATTAAGTCTGCTGTAATAAGGCCTGCGGCAAATCCGCCTGATGAGTTTCTTACTACCACCTTACCAGATATGTTCGATGGGCTTGCATCTACTGACCACGTAAGTTCTTCGCTTCCGTCAAAATCGTTGCCAGTTAGGTAAGTGCCGTTAATTAGCTTTCGAGTAGTGCTTGCTTTAATTGTAATATTTGATTCGCCGTTAAATCCTACGCCGTTGATCAATCGTGCTGCTGCTAACCTTGTTGCAGAATCTGCATTACCACTTAACGTACCTTTAACAACAGTCGAGGTGTTTAAAGTTAAGCCAGCAATAATGTTGCTAAACCCTTCTATAACTACAGTAGGAGCAAGTGTGAACGCAGTAGATGATATTATACCAATGATAGTATCGTTGATTACTAACTCAATCACCGGACGGACTATATTGTCCGAATCTAAGAGGGTAGTTGATCGTGCTCGTGTTTCACCAAATCCTTCTGCTGCCTCTGGTCCTACAAATTGCCAGTCACCTTGCTGATATATGAATAACTGCTTGGTGCTAACTGTGACCCATAATGCGCCATCAGTTGGTGCTGAAGGTGCGTTATCACTAACTGTTGCTGTTCCTACGGGGGCCCAGTTGTCACCGTCGTAGACATTTAGCGCACTGGTTGTTTGATTGAACCATGTCTGACCCTTAACTGGGCGAGTTGGAGGGCTTGGATTAGAGAAATTCTCTAACAAGAACACAAAATTTTCGTTATGTGTTTCGCCGTATCCTACGTAGTTTCTTCCTACTAGTCCAAGACTAGTAGAAGTATCAATCGTTCCATCTTCTAGAACAACCAGCGGTTCGCCGCTAAATTTATTAATTGTATAAGGCATTCAACCCGCTCCTAATTTTTATTATGGTAATGTCACGTCTGAACCGGAAACATAGCTCCAAGCTCCAGCAATAATTCTAAATGTTTTTACAACTCTAATAACAGATATTGTCTGTGACGGAATTGTTTGTTCTGGTACAGATACCGATGTTATTGCATTTGCTGAACCGCCAGCAGCTCTGTTGAACACATCTGTTGTAATACCCGACTGTATATCAGGGTTAATGTCTAGCGTAGATGTTGAGTTGTTCAAGAATGTACACAGGATTCTAGCAAATGTATATTCTTCGTACTCAGCAACAGGCGCCAAGGTTGTCAATATCTGCGACGCAATATACGAGTTAGATTTAAAGTCAGACAAGTTAATGCTGAATGCTAATGCTCTCGAACGTACTGTAGTATCAACATATTCTTTATTTGCAGAATCTTGCAAATCAGTAGGAGCACCTAGACCTGTAATCTTTGGGCTACCTAGTAGAACAACATTTCCAGTACCGTTAGGTGCTAGTTGAATATCGGTATTTGTGACTACTGACGAAATAGTATTATTTTGAATTCTTAATTCATCAACAGTATCACCTATGTTTACAACTGCCAGTGTACCGAAGCTGGTCACGCCTGGAATACTTGTAATAGAAGCACCTAGTGATGTTGCAGTCAATACTGGAACGCCGCCGATCGCAAAATATTTGTTTTCGGCTAAGTTGATATGCTCCGAGCTTGTCCATGCTTGACTGTATAACTCTGGTACTGCATCGTTGTATCCAGCGTCAATTGCTTCTTGGCTCGATGCTTGTGCAGGAGTAGTTAAGTCTGACCATAGGAAGACGTGACTCGACGAGCCTTGTAAAATAATACCGCCACCTGTGGCTGCATCGTCTGCTGGCGTGACTCCTTCTTGTCTTGCAAGGATAATGTTCTTATCTTCAACTACTAGTACACCTGTATTAACTGTGACTGTGTCTCCGTTAACTGTTAAGTTTCCGTCGATTACTAAGTCGCCACCAATATTAACTTGGCTGCTTGAAAAGCCTGCATACAGTCCAATTGTTCTGTCGTCTGATGCAATAACTATCGCATCTTCCTGTGCAATACCACGACGAACGTTAACAATTAAGTTCTTGTTAGTTGCAGAGTTTGACAACAACACATTACCGTTGGTCACTGTTAAGTTTGCCTGTCCAGCTGATCCTACAACTAGTCCAAGGTCAGATGTAATTTGAATCTGTCCGTTAATAGCATTGGATGTATCTTTACGTACATAGGTAGTCGCTACTGCGCCGCCCAGCGCATCTGCATTAGTTGCAGTCACGTTAAATTTAATTCCTGCTAGACTACCAGCGTTAAATCCCGGGGTAATGTTTCCGCTGAAACCTTCAATGGCATTCTTTGGAGTGAACGAATCTTTTGCAAAGATTCCTAACAAGATTCCGTTATTGTAAAACAGTGTAATAACACGAGTTTGGTTTAAGGTGTCTAACACACTAAGAACTTTCAATCCGCTGACGTCTTGACTTGCAGAGTATGTAGGACCTAACAAGATAGGCGTAGTACCGTCAAAGAAATATAACTGCTTATCTAAATTGTTAAACCATAGATCACCAACACCTAGTGTTGTTGGCTGAGTATTTGCAATAGTTGCAGAACTAACTGGTAAAAATTCAGCGCCGTTATAAACTTTTAGTTTTGATTCACTAGCATCAAACCATACCTGCCCTCTAATAGGACGAGTTGGCCTAGTTGTGCCTGCAAAATTTTCTAACAGCTTAATAAAGTTTTCATTAAGTGCTTCTCCGAAGCCACTGTAGTTTTTACCAATAAGTGTTAAGTCGGTTGATAACGTATCTACCTGGCCGTCTGCTACTGTAGATACAATCGTTCCGTCTGTTTTATTAATTTGATATGACATTGTTTTAACCTAAAATTATGCTGTTGTTGTAGTAAATGCAGGCGGGCCGGATCTAATAATGTAGTTCACTGTTAGATACGGGTTCATAATACCGATCGCTTGCCCTAATGTATAGCTTGGGTTTGGTTTCTTAATACCGCCCGAACTATTAAAGTACTGTGTCTGACCAGGTGCTGTTGGGCCGAGACCAGTTGTTGCAGGAGGATTAATTGCAGTGTCAACTCTAATAGCAGAATATTGAATTCCGTTATTTTGCATACTATGCTCATGCTCTGGTAAGTTTCCTAGAGTCAATGTTGTTGAACTCTGACCTGCGTCTCCACCTACAGTCTGTGCCTTAGTGTCAGGTACTCTGCCTGCTGTGCCGCCGCCGGCGTCAACATAACTACCAGTTGACAATGGAACGGTTCCGCCGTTGTCCATGTTGTCACGCCCTAACGGGAATCTGCCTCTCATGTCAGGCAATTTGAAAGTATTGAAACCTATCAAGGATGTAGTACCGTTATATAATGTATTAACAACGTCATATAAATCTGGATACTTGGCTCTTTCAACTTCTGAACCGTCACAGAATAGATAACCATAAGGTGCGTTAGTACCTGCATAAGGCAAGATTGTACCGATCGGAACACCTAGGTCGCCGATAAAAGTATCTCTAGTCTGTTTTAGCAAGCCGGAGCTAGTTGAAGTTTCTTCACTGGCTCTGTAAGTTAAAATATAATCAGTTCTTTTAGATACGTTCGGGAACGGTTCCTCTTTAGCAGAAATAATGTTTGCAGTCAAACTGGTTGCGAAGATTTTAGTGTACGCACCGACTTGACCGTCGAACTGAATTGCCGGAGATACAACGTCGCCTGTTAGTTGGAACGTAGTCACGTTCTTTAAGTTAGTTGCAGTGTTGGCATTACCGTTAATGTTTCCGTTCAAGATACCTTCGATCTCTTCCGCAATAACTTTTTTAGCTCTAACGGTTTTCCAGCGCTTTAGAGCAGTACCGCTATCATAAGTATCAGTTGTCTTAGGTTGCAATGTTGTTAATGTAGTGACACCGTTAACATCTAATGTAGTACCTACTAAGATGTTTTTATTAATTGCAATTCCGCCTTGTGTGATCAAGCTGCCATTTTCTAAGTTAGTACTTTCGGCAGTACTGTTAGCGTATAGAATACCGTTCAGTGCAATATTTCCGTCAACGTCTAATGCTTGATTAGGACTTGATTTGTTAATACCAACTTTGTTGTCAATAATACGAACAATTGTACTAGCAAGTCCATCACGGTTGGTCTGTAGGTCAATGCTGCTACCAGTTGCCTTGTTGTAAATTTTAGCGGCTGTGTTTGTATTTGATAATTCAAATGTTCCGTCAACACCTAATGTGATACCGCCGTTGTTTCTAATGTTAATAGGAAACTCAACGTTGTTTGTTGTATTTGATCGCAAGAATTTTGACGACGGTACAGGCAAAGTTTCGCCTGGCACAATTAGGTTGTCGGCGCTTTCTGCAACACCGTACAACTTAGGAAGTAGGCCGCCTAAAAATTGTTCTGCTTCAGCAGTGCTAGGAACGTTAACGTTAATACCTGCACGGATTGTTTCAAATCCAGCAAGTGTAATCTTTGGTGTGAAGCTATCTTTACTGAATACAATAACTGCAATGTCAGCAATGTAGAAAGCTAAAATTGTTCTGTCTAAGTTATCGCTATCGGAAATCTTTTCAATAACTGGACCGTATCTCAAACCGTCTACTGAGCTTTCACTTGGACCAACTAAGATCCAACGAGTTCCGGAGTAGATACGCAATTGTTGATTAGTAGTATCAACCCAAAGCTCGCCTACTCTTGATGTTTCAACGCTTGGCTCTGTTGGGCTCTTCTGAATGTTAGAAGCTGCTTTCCAGTTAGTATTATCCCAAATTTGCAAGATGCCGTCGGTAGCATTGTACCATAACTGGCCTTCAACTGGGTTAGTTGGAGGAGTGCTATCTGGGCTCGCAAAGTTTTCAAGCAGAGCTAAAAAGTTCTCTGCAATAATTTGACCGTACCCTGTGACGTTTCTGCCAGGAAAGGTTAAGCTAGTATCAGTGCTTGAGGTGTTATCAAAAACCGTAATTGGGCTTTTGTTTTCTCTATCAGTAAAATTTACAATATATGGCATTTATTAAACCTCTGTGAAACCAGTTAAACTCTGGATACGGATTGTGTAATCAATTTGTAAAAGTCTGTTTAACGACTTTTGAACAGGATGGAATACCACGTGAGTTAACAACTTGCCATCACCCGATGGGCTGTATGATCTAAGACCTAATTCATCGAATACGAAATTTCCACTCATGTCAACTGAGTTATCAAAAGCTGCTTGATCGACTGGCTCGCCGTAATCTAGTAAACAACTAATTAGAATATCACTATAAGTTGCTCCGCTAATATGACGGATTTCCATCTTGTTTCTTGCAGGATCAGTATTTTCAATAACGTTCTGATCTACAATTTTTGTATATGTTTGATTGTATAGGCTAGAGTTAACACCGATAGTATTCGGTGTTAGATATGTAATAAGCCCGGTTGGGTCAACTACAGTTCCGCCTGTACCAAACACCATTTCATAGATAGTTCCTTGCCCTTGGTTGCTAAGGCTGTTAACCATAGCAACTGACATGTTTTCGTAATGAATAGCGTTGCGCTTATCAATGAAAACTTCTTTAGTCTGCGGGTCAAAAATCTTAATGTGACCTTCAAAGTGAAAGCCGCCCGATTCGTTTGGGCGAGGTGTTTGTTGAGTATTTTCTGTTGGCATGTTAGTCTCTTTGGATTCCATAGTGTATTTATTCTGGTAGGTTAGATGTCTTTTTAGCTATGAATTTAGCTATCGGAGTTGTGTTTTCTAGGAGAGTGACGCCGCTAGTAGCGGTTGTATCGCCTTGATTATACCAAACTTTACCTGTCTTTCTGATAATCGATATACGTGTTCCTGCAGGAATTACATTAGTTAATCTAATATATTCCGAAGCGCCGTCTACTGAGAAGTCAGCTTCTACAATTCTGTCAGCAGCAGGGCTAACTGCTCCTAATTCTTCGCTGTAAATGCTAACTGAATCTTTACGCAAACGTGCTCCGGCTGCAAACACTTCTACTTGATCGCATGGGCCGTACTCATCAGTAATAGTATCTCTGATCCATGTAGATCTGCTAGACTTAATAGGAGTGAATCCTAACGGACCAATTAATTGGTATTTTGCACTAGTAGTATCTTCAGGATCAACATAACTGAATGTGCCATCACTAACAATGTCAATACGTTCTTGTGATTCGTTGTACGGAATAGTTTCAGCAATACTTACGTCAACAACATTAGATCCTGCAGGGTGTGTTTCTGCAATCGCAGTACCGTGAGAACCGCGTCTAAGTTGAGATAGTACATTGCCTTCTTTTCTTAGATACTCAATCTTTTCACCGTTAATAGAAACAATACCTGGAATATTTCTGTTAGCATTTGGAACTCCTAGTGTACTTGCATCAGTGACTGTAATAGTTTGATCGTAGTAAGTAAGAGCAGTAGCTAAAGCAACATTAGATAGACTATAACGCTTAAAGTGATAGATGTTTAACATATCCTTATGAATTTCAAAACCGCTTGGCTGACGGAATACTTTTGCTCCGAACAATACTATCTTGATCAAATCATCAGTAGTTGACGCTTCTTTCAAGTACACAACTCCTCGTGGAGAAGATACATGATATTCGTCGTCTTGTGTTAATCTGATACCGTTCTTATATACCCAAACATAACTCACGCTCAGTGGAGAGTGGCCCAATTGGTACTGGACTTTGCCGCCGACAAATTCATCAGATACAATTTCCATCGAAGGATACTGGCTGAACCAAGTTATAGTTAACTTGTCGTTAGTAGCTTCATCTGATGATGATAATACAACGTCTTCACTAATTCTCAAAGTTGTTCCGTCAATAAAGTATTCCGATCTAAAGTCGTTTTCAATTTTAATAACATCGCCGACTGTTAAGATACTTGCATTTATAGTAAGCTCTTTTAACGTACCGTCGTAAACATAATCCTGAACGAACACTTTTAACATGCCGTTTACAAACAACTTAATATTGCTTGAAAGGATTGTACCTGCCGGTTCTTCTGGATCAGTTCCTAGAATAAAACTATTCTGACTACCGTCATATATTGCATAGATAGTGTCTACTCCACGCAATGTTCTATATCCGGTATCGTTATAGTTTAGTTCAACTAAAACTGCTGATGATGTAGCTGCTCCTGCAATATCTACATATCCGTCAATTTCAAAACTGCGAGTGCTTCCTTCGAATTCAAAGGACTGCTTGTTAACTCTAACAATTCCAGGAATCTCTGAAGTAGTCGATCCAATCGAAATAATTTTAACAACTGCACCACTAACAGGCTTCGTACCAAACTGAATCAGTGTCTTGCCCACAGCGTCAACAACGTCTGTGCTATTTACAAAGCCAGTGTCCTTATAAACTCCGTCTACAGAAACAAACACAATTGATGTGCTAGCATATTCTGCGTTAGTCAAGAACAAACTTGTGTCGCCGTCTGCGGTGAATTCTTGATAGTCAAGCAGTGCAACACCGCCGATACCAACTGCTATAATTTCAATAACTGCACCTTGAGCAGGAGCTGATACAAAGTCAATAACATTAGTTTCAAAGTTAATAAAGTAATCAACTCCGAATACTGATAATACTTTATTAACATATACAATTACAGAAGTAGCTTCAGCAATTCGTAGACCGATAGCATATTCTAATGTTTCGCCATCACTGATTTCAATGCTGGTTTGCAATGGGGCGGTACCTTCTGTGCTTAAATTAAACACTTTAATACTAACGCTATCCATAACTTGTCCTGGAACATTTTCCTCAGTTGCAGGTACTTGGTCGGGACTAATAAACTTGTCGCCATCGATACTAATATCTTCAGCTGCTAATCCGTTTGCTGTCGAGTATGCAGAACCCACTGTTGCAAATGTGCCGCCACTTAACTTCGTGTCTAACAAGTTAGTATCATTGATAGTCACAGACCCGTCGCTATCGATTGGTCTAAAGATCAGAGTATCGCCTACACTAGTTTGAATGTACGGAGTAATCGAGATAACGTTAGTAATACCGTCACCGATAAAGGTTGGTATCTGTGCGTTTGGATTAGTCGATGTTGATGAGTCTACTTGATCGTTATAGAACGGATCATCTACTCTCACTGGCACAGTTTCGCCGTCACGCTTGATGTAGATTGTAATTTCTTGACCCATTGTTGGAATGAAAGGCAACGTAATTTCAGTAGTGCTGCCGTCACAAATTACATAATAATCTGCTGCTGCTTCTACGCTGTCCCAGTTATCAGTGAACCACGGTAAGGCATCCCAACCGCCGGTCACATCAAACGTAGTACCTTGAATTTGTACGCCACCGAAGTCAATACCTGTCATTAGCTGACCTAAGTCGTCGCCAACCATGCCCGATGACGGTGCATAGAACTTCTGAATTCTATTGACTGCATCTAACAACTGATCGTTCTTCTCGTAGGTCACTACAATAATATCGTCCTTGCTAGGCACAGATGTAAAGGTAATCTTTCCTCTTAAAACATCGTACACATCAGTAGCTAACTTGTAAAGGTTAATTGTGTACTCGGTGTTCAATACTAATTGATTGTTTTTAAGAATTGTAATTTTAGTCTTATCACGAGTAGGTGCATAATTTAATTCAAATACAGAACTATATCCGTTGGCTACAAATGTTTGTGTCTGTTCAAAAGAAGTGTATAAACCCTCTTTTGAGATTCTATCAAACTTTATACCAACATTAAATGTTCTTGCTTTTGTATCGCCGATTACTGCGATAGCTGTTGCGATATTTGAGTTAGATGCATTTCCACCTACTAGTTTAACTGTTGGTGCATAAGTGTATCCAGTGCCAGCAGTTAGCACTTCGATACCCGATACCACGCCATTAGATATAAACGCCTTTGCTGTCGCTCCGGTGCCGTTGCCTTCAATTAATACATTTGGCGGTTGGATATATCCAGATCCTGCATTAGAGATTACAATATCAACGATAGAGAACGAGTGGTTGTCGCTCCATGATTTCCACGGATACGATTGCGATAACTCGCTTGAGCTAGTCACAGGCAATGCCATTCCCGCTTCCGGAGAATATGCCGGTGGTAGATCAAAGTCAGTTGTTGCACTGCCAACTCTATCAATAGACCCGTACTTACTAATGTATTCTCTTACAGTAGTTCTGTACGGCTTAACTTCGTTGATATAATCTTGGTAGCTTTCTAGATTATCGTTTTTGTAATTTAATTTCTGTTGTAGATTGCCAACATTATGTGTTGCATTTAAGAAGCTGGTCTTGAATGCCCAATCAACATAATGCTGTTCAGCAAATACGTATCTAATAGAATTAAAGAACAGACTGTTCCATTCAACTGCGTAGTCGCCTGTGAATACATCTTCTTTAATTGCTTTAAAGATATTTCTCAATTCTGCAGAATTTTCAACGTCATACGATTTGATATCAAAAGATTGTACACCGTCATATCCGATACCAGACACAGAGGTGTCGTATAACGACGAAGCTAACTCTATTGTACCGCGTTGTCTTGCCACAATAGTATAAGAATCTGCAAATGTAGTTCCAGTAGTACTTACTTTTTCAAATACTGCCCAGCCGCCGTTGCTGTATTCTTTAATACGGATAAGATCGCCTACTTCTGTAGATAACTTAACTTCTTCAACTACTGTATTAATTTCTTTAACAATTCTACTTGTAATCGAATAACCATCTTTCCACCAGTCAATGTAATTCCAATATCTTGTAGTATTGAAAGACTGAGAACGACTTCTGAAGAATACTTGGCGAATATTATCCCAAGCATAGATACTCCAGAAATTGTTATAACTAGTGTCGTTATTAACTAATACTGAGAACTGACGAACTGTTGCAGTAGCGGAACTGTATTTCTTACCTTTTAGTACAACTTCAACTGATGAAATTCTGCCTTGGTTATCTAAGACTGCTACTGCCTTGGCGCCAGTACCGTTTCCAGAAATTACTACCGGAGGTACTACTTTGTATCCGAAACCAGGATCTACAATATCGATAGTGTCGATCTTTCCGTCAACAATGTTTACTGCTAGGATAGCTTGTTTAATACGAACAGTACCCACGGCCACTAGGTCAGCGTCAGTGTCAATTACGCTGTCATACAAATTCAATAACTCACTAGGAGCAGAATCAACTAAGTTTAAATTATTAAAACTAATATTATCAGAGAATGGTTCTTTCAACAAGACAGTATTGATGTTCTGAACAATCATCTTCAAAGCGTTTGCTCTATCAACAAACATGCTTTGACGTGGACGGAACTGTATTCCGTATTTTTGTTTAGCTGGCAACTTTGGATCAGGAACAATATTGCCGGCAGCGTTTACTCCAACTAGACTGTCTATCCACTTTGCTTCTAGTCTTTCAGCAGGGATGCTGTCAGCAACACCTTCTGTTAACAATTGATATTCGTTATGAATCTCATTCAATCTATCAAGTTGTTTCAAATATTGAATGTTCATTACTACAGTATCAGTAGTAATAATCGATTCAAAGTTATAGGCTAAGAATTGATCAGCTGCTAGAATTGCAATAAATGCAGTTCCTGATCCTGCAGGATTGCTAATGTACGATGCAACTGTAGATGCTGAAATTGTTCTACCCACAACTTTCTGCGGTGTCACAGTTTTATTCTTGACCCAGTAGAAATACAATGTGTTAGTTGGCAATCCTGTCGATGAGCTGTACAACTCTTTAACAGTGTATACATCGTCGTTTGGATGTAATGGTTGGCCCGAGATACCTTCGGCGATACCTTCGTTAGTGTCTGCAACTGCTGCCCACTCAGACGGCAATAGCAAACTCTGTACCCATTCATACACATCAATGCTAGCACCAGTAGCAAGACTGTTCCAGTTTCCTGCACGGTAGGCTAGATCAGTTTGCTCGTAGTGCTTCCACTTAGCAGTAGATAGATCCCACCACAATTCACCCACGTGCTTTTCTGCCCATGCACTTCTTGCATCAACTGACTGTTCATCAGTTCCTGCTGTATAAACTGCTGGATCGTACATTGTTTTAAATGCTAGTTCTTTCTCAGCTAGATTTAAAATTTTCAACTTAGCATGGTCAACATAATCAATATCTTGAATCTTAACATTGTTTTCAGTGTCGTACAATGCAATGCTCTTGATCTTATCGAGGTCTGTTAACTGAGTTTCTTGAGCAATTACTGTCCATGAATCAACTGTTGGGTCTTTTCTAAATAATCTAACTGTGCCGATTGGGTCACCAGGGAACACAATGCGAGTTGTTTCTTCATCAGTGACTGGTACTTTGTAATCAGGAGAACCTACAACAACTATAGAGTCGGTACAATCAATGCTGTTTCCAAAAGATTCAAACGGTGATAGTTCTGCTTCAAGTTTTTCAACTAGGAAGTAATCATTGTCTTTCTTTTCAAATACATACACGCCACCTGCATAACCAGTTCTGTCAATAAATGATGTTTTGCCCAAGTCGTATGTTGTGCCAGTGTTAACGTCTAATTTTGAATACACAGTAAACGGTGTATTTTTTGCGCCGACTACAATTCGTTCAGCGCCTGAGCTAATAGATACACTTTGTCCAAAGTATTCGTTTGGATATAATTCGAAGCTTTCGATCTTCTGCTTCAATCTAAAGTTGGCAGGTGCAAACCCGTCTGTTCTGAAGATGTAAGCAGAACCTTGATTCTGGAAATTAATATCCGACTTAGGACTTGTTATTACTAGGGTTGATCCAGAGTAATCGATGTCTAATGCAAATCCAAACTCGTCGCCTGTATTAATTAACGATTCGGCAATGTCACTAATGTCTACAATTGAGGTAGTGGTAATAGTCTGTCTAAGATCATATCGACCGTATGCAGAACGTTGGTATACAAATACCTTACCAGAAGTTTTAACTGTGCTGTCGCCCACTGTAATCCAAGGATCGCCGTTTTCTGGGTTTGCATCAACACCGTAGCTTACATAAGCAGTTGAGTCAACTACGTCAGTGCGAGGATCGATTAGCTTATAGTAAATTCCTGCAGAGCGAACTACTTGATCGATTGTGTACTCAACATCCGGTCTCCATTCGCCACGATAGTTATCAAAGTATTGATCATCACCGTATGGTGCGCCTACAGCAAGGATACTACCGTCTCTGCTCATAGCAAGACTAGTTCCAAACTTGTCGCCTTCTTTTATAATCTCAGAAAGTTGTGCAGCATCAAGTGTTAATGAAGAACCGTCGTCGGCTGCTGCTACGCTCAATGGTAAAGAACATTGTGTTGACACAGGGTCTAGTTGTTTCCAATCTGTAGAAGTAGTATCGGTCACTCCGATGGTGCTGTCGTCACCGACGATCTCATTTTGTGCTTGCCACAATGCACTATTGTACCAGACAATAGTTCCAGCTGGATATGCAGTTGCAGGAGAATATACTCCGCGGTATGCAGAGTTTTCTGCAATTACCCACTCTGTGCCGTTGTAGGTGTATAAGTACACTCTGCCTTTAGTGTCTGCAGATCCTGTAGCAGACACAGCCATATAATATTCTGTGCCTGATTGGCCCATAGTAATAGCTTGACCAAACTGCTCGTTGGCTGCTGGCAGTGGGCTCACGAATGTTTCTCTAGCTATCCATTGCTGATTGATAGATTCAAATACTGTGATAACACCTTGCTTGTCAAAGCCCGGTGCACGACCTGCTAACGAAGCAGTGATGTTAGTTGCAGGAGTCCAATCGTTTGACGCAATGTCAATAGTACTCATAGTACTATCGTCAGCAGTGACATCGGCGATTGCCTTCCATAACTTGCCGTGCTCTAAAACAATATCGTCTCCGAGATAGTTTGTAGTTTTGTTAAACGCACCTTTATAGTTGCTTGGTGCATAGCTAGCCAACGGAGACCCAACTACCAACCAGCGGCTGTCTGGACTTAACGCCATCGCTTTACCGAACGATCCAACTACTACGGATTCTAGCCCGCTTGGCGAACTAATAATTTGACGAATTGTTAAGCCGGCAGGTACTTCCACATAAGACATAACATATCCGAGACTAGGAATGCTTGCAATAGTTTGCTTCAACTTATCGCTATACAATACAGTTTCGCCTAGATGAGTCGGTTCTGCAATTCCAGCGTCTACAAATTCTTTTAGAGCAAATTGTTTCTTCTTCTCAACTACTTCCCAGTTATTAGTGCCGTTGTTATCAATCCACAAACGTGACCCGTTTTGTAATAATGCAGATTGTGCAACATCAACAGAATCGTAATCACTAAATCGAGCTTCAGTGAACAAGCTAACGTTAACAACTCTAGTAGTGTCAAGTTCTGGAGTCTGTGCAGTTGTAGGTACTTCGACGGTTAGTGTCTTTACTCCAACTTCAGTGACTTTGAAGAATCCTGTTAACTCTGTAATATTTTTAAAGCCAACAATGTCGTCAACTGCAATAGAATGACGTCTGTTCAGAGTCACTGTGACCGCAGTACTATCTTTAGCAACGTCTTTTACGATCAGTGCTTGAGATTCGTTATATCGCACAACTGCCCAAGTGTATTGATCAAACGTAATCCACACATGATCATTTTCAGCAAAGCTGTTAATATCTAAATCTAAGATTGCATCTCTAGTTCTTACAATAGTGCTAACTTGATCGCTCTTGGTATAGCCAGCTGTTTTCAATGCTAGAGTTTCTGATAGCATTGGGTTGATTGCAGTCTTAAAAGGTGCAGGGTCGATTGTAAAGTCTGATTTTAGAATTCTATAATTTTGATCGCTAATAGTACTTGGCAACGATTCTACTACCTGCATAGGTTGCGGGTTGACTAAGAAACGATCTTTATGTAGAGTCATTTCAGCTTCTACTAGTTGATCAACACCCCCGAATCGTCCTACTCTAAATGCCCATTCTTCGTGCAACTCTACGCCAGGCTTATCGGAAGTGCTTAACTTATTAAACACTTTAGTAATTGCAGACGACGTGCCTTTTTCAGTGACGAACCCTTTGTATAACTGGAACTGTGTCACCGGATCTTCTGCAAGATTTTGCAAGTACGTTCTTGTTTGGTAGCCAACAGTATGGCGAGCCAAAGTTCGTTGACTGTCGCCGATACCGTCAGATGTAGTTTCGTAGTAGTCCTCAAACTGATTAATTCTGTAATCAAAGTTTGCTACTAATTGCTTCTCAGGAGTAGTATCGAGCTTGCTCCAAAGAGTGTCGTTAAAGTTCTCAGCGCCCAATTGATTAGACAAGCTGGTCCAGTTGTAGCTTCTATATGCTACAATGTCTCCAAGGTTGTAATCAACAAACGGTTGCCATGCTTGAATATTAACGTTATCAAACAAGAAGCCAGGGCTGGTATAATCACCGTCCCAATCAACAGTGCGGAAGCCCTGTGTCTTAATACGTTCTTGTCTGTAGCCTGTTGACTTATCATAGATAACATCATTAAACACTGTTCTGTCGTCAAAGATTGCAACATGCTCTTTTAGAACAAAGTAAACTTTAAGATAGTAGATACCCTCTGTAGTGTTAACAGTATCGATTGTAATATTCTGGAAACTACGGTTAACGTTAACAAATGTTGGTGATAACGGTTTGCCATCGCTCTTTAAAATTTGATAGTCGTAGAACCCGTCTAGCAAGTTATCAGCTACACCGATTGTCATAGTGATATCTAATTTTTCAGCACTAGGACTTAACGCGATCAACGATCCTACGGCCCAGTTATGCTTTGTCCAGAACATGAATTCTTTACAAGACGAAACCCAATCTTGAGATACTTTATTTTCTGGATCGTATCGATCAAACTTAAATCCTACAGATTTTAAGTATTCGTCGTAGCCTAATATAAAGTCAACCACTTGCTGAACTGTTGTTAGTTTAGAACCGTATGATAACTTCTTCAAAGATAGTCTATCAAAGTTTCTTCTACGTGCTGCATCTACTCCGCCCACTGTTGGAATAGCCGGAACTTTCTTCCACAACGAAGAATCAAATGTACTCTCGCTAGTGTGCCCTTTAAGGCTTCTGTAAAATTCATTTCTATACTTTACTAGTTGTCCGTTGTTGTAAATCTTATCTGATTCCCAAGTTAGGAATGCTTCGCTAACTCCGCCAACCGACATCATAGGGTCACGTTGATTAGGAATAGCTTCATAGTAATTAAAGAAAGGATGAATATCATCGTATCCTGTAATTACCCAGCCGCCGTCAGTCTTTTCTAAAATAACGCCGCTATATGCAACGCTAGACATTGGGCTACTTACATTAAAAATAATGTCGTAGTTTTCAGGCGGAATAAAAATACTGCTGCTAGATGAGCTAGGGCTCTTGCTATCTAAGAGATATTTTTGTTGAGTCTTGTCAACAAATCCAGATAGACGAGAAGTTAATGCAACATCTAATTGTTGAATTTTGTCATTAACTAAAGTAGTATCAACTCCTCTAGACTTCAAGTATGCTACTAGGTACTTTACAAGACCTGATGATAGATCGATACCAGATTGTGGGATTTTAATATCAGCAATAGTTGACAATAGTCCAGTGTCTGCATTTACAGTTTGGCCCAACTTGTTAACTACAGTCTTTGAGCGATCAAAGCTATCTGAAATAAATTCAAACGGCTTCATTAATGACATTGCTAACATCATAGCAAATGGCCACTCGCTGCTTGATCTCCAAGCATATTCTGTAGGTGCAACGTCGCCTAAAATAAAGCTGCCTTTATTATTAGTAAGTGTGAAGTTTCCTGCCAATCCGGAATCTAACGGGCTTAACAGATTGCCAGCATCGTCAACTGGAATGTGAGATAGCAAGCTCTCGCGCTTGTAGCGAGGGTACATACCGGCTTTAGGGCCTTGACGTACAATACCGTCACGCATATCTTCCCACAATAGTAAGTTGCCTTTAGTGTAAGGTGCTGCGCCGTACTCGTCATCCCACCATGTTGGCTTTTCGCTCAATCCTACCATTTCCCAAGGGCAACGGTGTGGACGGTCTGTATCGTAGAAATGCTTGTACACACCTCTCCACCAGCCTGGCAAGTTTGTTGATCCTGTAGGATCAGTCATGTTGCTGTAAGTGTAGGTGAAAGAATTTTCACTATCAAAAAACTCATTTAGAGTATAGTTGATGTTAGTGTTTTGAATCCACTTTAAAAACTCTTGGCTAACAACTGCATCTAGTTGCGCTTTATTGTATAGTGCAGAACTAAAGTGACCACCTACAATTGCATCGATATCAAAAATATCAGTGTTGTATTCTTGTTTGATGTTGTTGTAGATACGGTATTCTAATTCTAATAGTAAGTCGTCACGGAAGTCTCCGTAGGCAATTGTGATACTGCCATCGTGACCTTGAATAACTTCTTTAGGCACAGTGTATGTGTCGTCAACAAAAATTTGCGGAGTGTACTTCTTGTACAGTCCTAAACTAGTAGGGGTAGGAGGAATGTGGTTAAATGCTGTTGAGATGTATTCTCTAATTTCAACAACATCGCCCTCTACTAAATCTACTAAAAGAGACACAAAGCCAAAAGTATTGCTGAACTCATAATGAGTAGTGTTCAATAATTGTTCGCCGTTTACGTAGACATACACTGCTCTACGGCTTAGAGTAGTAAGTGTAAATTGTTCCGACAACGAGAATGTCTTAATGCCAGTATCTTCTACAGTATAAACAATCGAAGTAAATGCTCCCGAACCAATCATATCCGAGTCAGAGAACGGACTATCGATAGTCTTAGTCTTGGTCAAGTCCGACATAATGTCGTCAACAAAGTCTGCAACATTTTCGTTATAAGGCAACTCAATAGCTTTAGCTAAGAAGTTGTTTTTAAAGTCAGTGTATGCTTTTCTAGAATACTGAATAGACTTTATAATGTTATTTGTTTTATCGCATAACAAACTAATTGACAATGCAGAAATACCAGAATGCTTCAAGAATCGTTTAGCATACTGTTGATAGTTTGCAATATCTCTTAGATTAGATACTCCAGGAAGTGTACCTGTAAACTCTGTATTAAATTCAACAGATGTTAGAACATGGTCAACTGCTTGGCCTAAGGTAAACGTTTCCAACAACTCGTTCAACGGATTCTTTTCCAATCCAACAGGAATTTCGTAGTATCCTTCGACTGGTTCTAAGTCAGTAATCAACTTAATTGCTAAGATATCTTTAGCTGCAAAAGTGATTCCTGTGAAGGTAAACTCATTGCCTGCTCTTGAATACTCGTTGTTAATCTTTTTACCGTTAAGGTAAAAATTAACAATAAGTTGGTTGCTAGCAATGTTCCAATCGACTGTTTTTAAAGTGACCGTGCTAGTAGGCTCTGTGATGATTACACTGTCAACGATAGGTTGAATGTAAGTGTTGTTTGTCTTAATCCAGCCGTTGTTAAATGTTGCTGACGGATTTGTTTTATAAAATCCGGTAGCAATTTTCTTAGAGAAGATCGAACGATCCATTGTGTAATTAAAACTTTCAGTATCCCAGTTCCAATCAAATACAATATCGCCAACGTTGTTGATATTTAGATAGCTGATACTGAAACCTAGTTCTGTGTCAATAACACTAGAGCCTGGCTTATAGCTAATAATTTTAGATCCTGTAAATGTGCTCACAGGATAAGTTTCTGCATCTGCAAAACTAACTTCGTTAGTGTCAAATACATCAAATAATGGAGGCTGGTTAACCGCGGTCTTTGCTTGGCTTCGTACCCAGTTAGTTCCGTTGAAGTGGAACATGGCTCCGCCATTTACCGTACCACGTCTTACTAATAATCCGTCACCTAATGCAGAAACTGAGTCGTCAGTTTCTTTAAGATGAATTTGTTTCTTACCGTTATAGGTAATAAAATTCACTTGGTAAATTTTGTTATTAGTTAGAGAATCAGTATCCGATACTACTAAGATACGGGCACCTTCAAATAAGAATTCGCCGTCAACGTTGTAGCCAGTGCTACCTTCAATTTTAGAAAGAACGTCGTCTGTAAAACTGTCAAGGTAGTCAACTGCAACCTTAGCAACTGAGCCGTGGTTAAAGAGTTGTAGTCCTGCTACAAATTCAATAATTGGTCGTTTTGCTCTTAGTGTTTCTGTTGCTGTGAAGTCTTGGCCACGAGAAGCATACGCATACTCAAGTACACTTCTGTGGAACCAACGATTTAAACGACTCCACGGATTTCTATCAACGCTATCTCTAGCGATAGTGATGTAATCTTTTTGTCCGGGATAAGAGGTTGCATCGTCAAATGGCTGAGTGTCAAATCCCTCATTGTCAAATAAAATTTCAGGAGTTTCTAATGTTAAAACAGGTGGCACTAAATCATAAAAACGAGTTAATGTAATTTCTGTTCCGACGCCTTCGACTAGCCAAGTATCTAAGGCATACTTAGCAGGAGTGACTAGGCCGTTGAACTGGACTACTAATCCGTTAGTAAATGCAACACCGTTGCTGCTGGTATATTGTGCCTTTCCGACGATTTCTCTATCAACGTTAATCTTAGTGCTAGATTCGATACCAGCAATTAAGAACTGCCCAAATCTATTTGGATCAATTAGGCTTTGATAATATAGTACATCCGGTGCATCATACGGAACTGTAAATGTTAGTGTGCCATTCTGAACACCGTTGTTAGTGACTCCGTGATTGTAGTCAATGGCATTTCCCGTAGAAACTAATTCTACAAATTCCCAATCTTGGGTATCGAGGTCGATGGAGCTACCGTCCAATGCTGCAATGTCGCGCTTGGCCTTCCATAGCTTTCCATCATAGACAACTACTTGTCCGAACACATAAGGGAATACAGGGTTGTAGGCAAGAGATCCTGAATCATAACTTGTTCTAATAACAAAGCCTTCGTTAGGAGCATTAACATTAAACTTATAAGTCTGTCCTCTATACAATGTTAACGTAGGGTTATTGGTGTATGAATCCGGCGTAAAGATAAAAGTTGATTGAATACCAAGCGTGACTTTGTAAGTACTGATAACATCAACTGATTGTCCGCTAACTGGTACCGCAGGAGGTCCTGCTGGTTCCCAGTAATATTCGCGATAGTTAACAAACTTGTCCCAGTTAATAGGAGGGTTCCAAGAGTAGTGCTCTTGGCTTGTGACTTTATCGTCGTGCTCTTCGTCGTTGCCAAAGAACTTTAATTGATTCTTAAAATCTAGGTAATCGTAGAAACTGTCAACGTTTCCAGTTTCAGAGTTTTTAAAAACAACGCCTGGCTCGAGCTGATATCTGCTGCGCAATGTTTGATCAGTATCAAGGTAAATGTCGTTTCCGTTATAAGTTTTACCATAACGTCTGCCTACATAACCTACAGTCTTATCCAACACACCCGGTTGAACTAACGGGTCAACTACTGCCGACATAAACTTGTCGTTAGCGTCACTTCTAAAAACCGTAGGGAGTAGTTCTACAGTACGTCTAATTGGTAGTTGACTATTTGGGTAAAATTTATTTGCCATATTCTTTATGTTGTCGATACAATGGTGTTAACGTTTGCTCTAACTTCAGTTGCTGTTATTGCGGATACAATCTCTACATCGTCTACTGTTGCGCCACTAATGAAAATTTCATCTGGACGGCTTTGGATTTCAAACAAACTTCCGAATGCTTGTGTACTTTGTCTTGGTACAATAACTAAGTTGCTCACATCTGGAGCTACAGTGTTAATGACAAATGTCACTAACTCGCTTAGATAAAATCTGTCACCAAAGTCCCAGTTTGCAATATCAAAAAATTCGTTTATAGCAGTAATTATCCTAACTTTAAGGTCGTTATCATTTATCGTCCTATTAGGATTCTTTACCACTTTAAATTGTGCTTGCAACTTAACATCTGCGGTGCTACCGAATAGAATCTTGTATTTCACTGGGTGATAAATGATTTCATCACTAACTGACTTAATAGCGTTTAGTTTAGTTCCGAAGTTAATTCGTAAACTATCGCTACTAGGAGCTTCTGGTTCAATAGTAGTACCGCCTGCGAGATAAGTTCTGTAGGCATTATCGTAGCTACGTGTTAACAAGTACACATCAATTAAGTTGCTAGAGCTAGGGTCAATTCTTCTATCAACGCTGGCATTGTGAATGTATTGGAACTTGAGGCCGCTACGACCAATGTTTGCCTTGTAAGAACTTTCTAGCACTAATGTGTTAGTTGTTAGATCTACACGCTTGATTCTGTTTTCTGCACTATCATAGAAATACAATAGTTGACCGTCGGCAAAATCATTTACCGAGATTAAACTTTCTTTCTGATATGCTAAGATCAAATTGTTTGAATTATCAACCAAGCTAAAAACTGTATTGCCAGCAGTATCAACAACTTCTTGGAAATACAAGAAATGGTTGTCTATGTCTGCGCCAACTACTTGAGAGAACGATTCCGGATCATCAATAACTCCGTCACTGTCTGCATCTCTAAATGCTAATTTAATTTCTGATGCACTTTCGTATCCATCATCAAATTTAATTGTATCTGAAATTTCAAAACTAAAGTCGTTCTTTAATAACGATAGCTCGTCGCTGCTTTTGTTAATGCTCAAGATTTTAACTTGGTCTTTGATAACTGTACCAGTTTGATCATTGTAGGCTTTTTCGTTAGCGTCAAAATAAAATCTATTTTGTTCGATGCTGCCGAATACGTATTCAACTGCACGAATTCTAACAACATACTGGTCTGCTTCTTTAGCAAAAGAAATAATCCAAGAACTGTCTAAGTTATTATCGGTAATATCGCCCGCTTTACCTAGACTGAAACTAGATATCAAATCAATGTTTGATGACGAAACAATCTTCCATGAAGATTCTAAAATGTCATAACGAAGACCGAAGTTTAAATTCTGGTAAATCTGTGTGACAATTTCATTCTCGATATCTGACGGTAGATCGTTAATAAATTTAGGAATAACTTGGTTAGCAATTGCGCCTGTAGGAATTACATCACTGAATGTAATAGGACCTAGTCCGGTGGATAATACTCCACGCCCGGCATTAGTTCCGTCGCCAACTACCTTAACAACTTTTGTCCATAGTCTTGTAGTTTGCAAAGGATCATTAGCATCTAGTGCTACTAAGGTTCCTTTCTTAAAGGCGAACCCTGTAGGAGGAACAAACTTTATCAAAGTACCAATAGAAACATATTTCAAACTGTTTGTAGAATATGTTCCAACCTTTAGCAATGTACTATCTACAATATTCTTAAAATACCCTGTAGATAAATTAATATCAGAAGTTGTGCTGTTCCAAGTAATATTGTCGTCACCGAACAGAATCTTGTCAAACTTAGTAATATAAAAATTATAAACGTCACTAGAAGTGAATACTGGTTCAACAGTTCTTCTAATAAAATTAATAATATCAATTCTGCTTACAAACTTAAACGCTAGCGTCTTTTCGACATCTTCTTTAAAAATGTATCCGTCGTCAGCAAACACATTAACGCTACTATATTTTCCGCTGGCATCGATAATGTCATAGTTTCTAGAAATGCCGCTTGACGTTCTGTTAACTGACTTAATCTTTAAAATATTTTGGCTGCTGGATAACGGTGCAAGATTATAATCTTCCGCAGTGATCATTCTATTTTGTGTGTAGTACTGAGCAGGAGCATTTGTTCTAATGCTTTCAATGTCTTCAGATTGTGATGCTGAAGATACAGTATATTGCAGTGCTAGGCCAACTGTTAACGTGTGATTCACTCCGCTCTTGTTGTTATAAGATACAGGAATGTTAATACCGCGCAAATCTGTAGGTGCTACTGAGTACGATAAGTTGTTGCTGATACGATAGTATACACGGAACGCACCTTGTGGCAAGTTTCCGTATACTCCGTCACTAAATTGTAGATCAATTCTGTCATCTTCTTTAGTGACTACAGAATAGATATTTCTAATATTTTGTTCGATACTGTTATAAACAATATTGTTGCCAATTAGATTAGACACTTGTGTCCACTCATCTAATTGTACACCTGCAGAGTTTAACTTGTATAACCAAACATCTTCATTGTTGATGTTCGGGCTGTCAACTGATACTTTTTCGTTAGTAGTTGGAACGTCAATAGAAAAATCTGCAAGCTCTAAACTACCTTGCTTAAACATTAGATAGAATCCGGTGTTCTGACTACCAGGACCTTTTCCGTCATTACGGTAAACAAATCCTAACTGATTTCCAGGAACAGGCGGTTCTTCGTAGATGCTTTCGCTGCCTTTAAATGCAGTACTAACAACTTCAAATGTCATGCCTCTGCTAGCTACAGTCTTGGAAAATGTAAAAATAGGAACATCTCTACTAGTTGTTCTAAATCTATATTGTTCAGTAGGAATGCTTTGAATTGTTGCTTTACCTTGGCTACGACCAAATTCTGTGTTGTCGGCCATTGCAGAGTTTAGTACTAATAGAAACTGTTCTAACCAGTTAGTGTTAGTGGGATCATTCCAACTGATGATTTGATTAGCTAGGTTTTTACCGTTGCTATCTAGAATATCTTCTGTGGTAGAAACTGTAGTAAACTTCAATAGCCCGCTTGCAGGAATATTACGTTTAGCATTGTAGCTTAACATTCTGCCTAATCGAAGAACGCTTTCTTTACGTTCTGCAAGTTCTAAGAAGTTTTCACGGCTTGCAAGATCAATACGGAAACTTAGACTTTGACCGAGGAACGCAACTGCATCTATCAGTGCCATATACTCAGAACTTTCAATGTAGTCGTTGAAATCTTCTGGGTAGTTTTCACGGAGATATGTTATAATAACTCTGCGTAGATTCTCAAAATCGTAAGATTTGAAATCAGCATTTTTAAATGTCTGATAGATTCTTGTCCAGTCTTGGTTAAGAATTAAATTATTTTGTCTTGCGGTCGTTGTCATCTTTCGTTCCTATACTATATTTACCAAGTAAAATAATGTGGTCAGTTTATCACCGAATTGTTCTTATCGAAGTCAAAAGTCATGCGCTCGCTTATGTTAAACGGCACATAAGTGATATCTGCTTGAATGCGAATTCCTTGTTCTGTGCTATCTATTAGCACTTCGTTAACCGCAATTCTAGGATCATAATTAATAATGTCTTCTACGTCTTTAGCAATAATAGTCTTAACTTCTTCAGTAAATTGTTCGAATATCAAGTCCCAGATAACTGTTCCAAACTCTGGATTTTCTAATTTCTCGCCTTTACGGATGTAGAAATGATTAATAATATCTTGCTTGACTAGATCAATATCATAGAGCTTGTAGTTTCTGGTTAGCTCTTTAGAACTAAATCCTTTGTAGGTAAAGCTGCTACGACCTGCATCTCCTGCTGATGCTTTATTAGTCGCTACTGTTTTTTGATTGTAAAGTCTATTAGCCATTATACATCCCTATCCGTTTCAGACGGAGTTAATTGTTGTGGTGCTTGATTTTCATGCAACGGCCATGGCTCGTGCATAGGAATACGCTTCATAATACTAGTCATCGTTCCAGCTTGGAACTTAGTAGTTGCCCAGTCCCTATCACCCGAAGTCGATGGGTTTTGATGCAATGTTAGAGGCTTAACAAATGTCGCTACACTTGCAGGAGCTGCTGCAAGATCGCTATTCATATTGATAGACGCTGCACTTTCTTTATGATCGCCACCACTACCGATGCTAGTATCTCCAACTGCTGAAAAGTTGTTATCGCCGTTGCTGGCAATGTTCATGTTTCCATGTGTTGAAATTTTTCCGTCGGCGCCAACTAATAAATCAAGGTCGCTGCCAATTGTTATTTGCGCAGAATCGTTAACTAAGAATTCTAAGTTAGTAGCAATTTCTGCATGCCAGCGGCCTGTGTCGGTTTTCATGTTAATGTTGCGACCAGCTTCTAGGTTAATATCTCTATCAGCACGAATGTTCAAATCCGCTACAGTATGTATTGATACGCTGTCTTCCGCATAGATGTCAATTTTACCGTTGCTGGTCAATTCGATCCAAGTAGTGCCCCTAGCATTAGCGATGTAAATTAAGTCTTCGCTATTATGCATTAGGAGTTGGTGGCCTGTTCTTGTACGCACTCTAAAATATTCATTGTATGGAATATCTGCTTGGCCTTTTTCTCCGGCTAAAACATCTGCATACTTTACAGGGCCAGTAGCCGCTGAAGTTGCTCGTTGATATCTATCGTCGCCATCGTCCATGACAAACTGTGTGCCGCCAAGTCGACTAACAGGAACAGGTTTCTCTGTTTGATTCTGTACTTTACCTACTGGAGATCTCTTGGCGCCATTGCGGCGATCAACCGGTCCCGGTGTGCTAATGCCAAATACCATGCTTGGTACTTCGCGCCTAGCACTAGAAGTAGTGACGCCTCTAACGTCGTCTTCAATAAGACCCTGTTTTAAAAATGCTTCAGCAATTGGATGCAACGCCTTTTTAATTTTTTCAGGATCTTGAGTTTGATCTTTAACATTTAATCGTTTATTGATTTCAGCAACCGGCAATGGTTGTTTAGTATTAAAACGTTTTTTGTCTGCATCGTCGAGGTCAACTGCTGTTGATCCAGCGATTGCTGGCACCATGTTGTTGGTAAATCTTCCAGGGACACATCCCATCCAATAGCCTTGGCTAGGATCACCGTCGGCAAAAAATACTAATACGTTAACTCCGACGTCAGGTGGGACAAACCACATACCGTAGGATTTTTGTGTATCGTTATAAGTGTCCAAAGACGATGCGCCTTTTGCACCTGGCTTCGACACACTAGTGTTTTGGCCCATGTATTCAAAAGCAGTATAACCAAAGAATGGCATCGCACACTTAACTACATAAGTCTGGTTGTCATCTCCGATATCATTGCCTTGATCTCTTAACAAGGTCACTTCGACACTACCCTTAAATGTAGGATCCAAGTGGCTAACGATCTTTGCTAGATACGGGCCTGAGCCAATATCATTCTGTTCGGTTTTACTAGCCGAGCTTCTTCTTTCCTGTGCCATTATTCTCCTCCAGACCCATCACCAGACGGATCGTCGGTTAGGGTTGATTTTGGCGGCTCCTCTTTTCCTACATTAGAAATCAACGATGTTAACTTGTCTATCGCAAGTTTAGAAATTTCGTTAGGATTATTTCCACTGTAGTCTTGACTTTGTCCTACCTGTCTAATGCAGGTTAATTTTTGTTTAAACATTCCATCTGAAAACATGTTGTCACACATTGTGACTCTGTATATTCCGCTGAACGGACTTTCTTTTCCGGCAGTAGGGAACTGGTATAAACCAGTTGTTTCATCTATGTCTGACGGTGTTCTAAATGTAAGATAAACGTAGACGTCTCCGCTTTCATAGTTCATTGTACCATCTTCAGTAATCAACGCACTCTTAGCTGACGGTCTTGCAAAATAGTTTGAAATGCCGCTATCTACTAACCAGTAAGGGTCGCCTAGGATTTCTAAGTTTACTTTTACTAGATCTCCGCTACCTGCACTTGTAAATGCCTTGTGGAAAGACTCGGCAATCTGTTGCTCAGACGTTTTGTCGCCCGAGCCGCCCTTAGATTTAGTCATCAAGTCTGGATCTCGTTTAACCCTTGCACGTCCTAGTGTAGCTAGCGCGGCTGCTGGTGCAGCACCTTCTCTAGTCTTTACTTGTTTAGGATTATCTTCGCCAATACCTTTTTGGTCTTGGTTAGAAACTTTAGCAGACTTACCTTCTGTACTAGGGTTAGTACCTGTAAAAAATAAATTGTTAATTTCAATATCGAACTTTAGCACATCGGTGTTTTGGCCTGTATAGATATAGTTGTATTGTTTAACGATCTGCTTTTCAATTTGTTGATAGCCAACAGGTGCCGCAGTAGGTGGTGAAAATATCGAGTGGTGTACTAGGAAAGGAACTACTCTGTAAATTATCTTTCTAGCATAGTCGCCTACTAGAGGATCGAAATCTAATAACTGAATCTGCACATCAAGGCGCCACCACTTGATCATTCCTTCGGGTGTTAAGTTCTTTGGATCAAGTGCTTTCTTAGAATATGTAGAGCTTAATATAACTTGGTTAATAATAGCGGTTAGACTCTGCTTCTGTGAAAACTGGAATGCTCGAGTCTTTGGATCAATGGTCATTTGGTCACGCTTAACAACTCCAGTCTTAGCGTCTACTTGATCGCCGTGCTTTTTAAACGGATAGTTTCCGCCGCTCTTTTGATTGAAGCCGAAGTCGGAGCCACCTATTTCATTTTGTCCAAACTCTGTAGACACTTGGATGTTTTTACCAGTTAGTACTTTAATGTCAGCTGCTTTAGGATCAGCTGTAGCTTTAGTGGTCACTCCGGGGATAGTAGCATTGTTAATAAAATCGTCCGACTTCTCTGGGAATTGAATTTCGTAGACATCGCGAACTCCGACCTTGCCTTCTTTGAGCAACCCTTCTTCGATATCATTAAGATACTTCGATAAACTATTTTCGCCTGTAGTTAACAAATCCTTAACAGTACCGGCACCTTCGCCGTTGGCCGACGAGACCAGTTTAATGTCAGTGTAGGCAACGTTTACTGAATCTGCAAAGCCTTTATGGTTGCAGGGAACAGCTTCGCATTTGTAAACACTACCGTTCTCATTAACTGTAAATGTCATCTTAGTTAATGTTAGTGTAAAGAACTTTGGCTTAATTGACGATAAGATTCTGCCTTCCTCGTCGTAGCCCATCATATCTAGTCTTAGTACAAACGGTGCGTTATTAAGATAGTTCGCATAGCCTGCATTAACCGCAGCGTTTTGCAAACTCTGTAATAACAATCCCATACTGTGAGGTTCGATTATGTCCCAGCTGAATTTAAAAGCATTGCTGTTTCCAGACTTTGATGTAGCAGCGATCGCTGCTTGCATTGTAAAGTTGTTAACATAATACTCCGGTGCCCCGTGAGCAGTCTGTGTTCGCTGACTATCAAATCTGCCGCCTGACGAAAATATCACATGCTTGAGATCTTTAGGACTGTTTCTATAGGTTTGTGGATTGTTAAACTGACTTGTTTCTAAACAAGCAAAGGTCCACATTGGTGCAAACGATGCATATAATTCTAAAGGATTTGGAACTATGTTTTGTAAATTTTTTCCGCCTTTCGTTGGCATTACTCCAGCTTTCTCTAGCATCTTTGAGATGCCGCCTTGAATTGGATCAAGTGCTTTTGATTGTAGTAAGCCAGTAGTTCGTGTTGCGAGGCCTTGGCCGATAAACGACGAAACCGATGTTCCTTGGATTGGGGAGCCGTCAGGTTTCTTTAGCAAGTTATATGCTGCGGTTCCTGCCGCTGCTAAAATTCCTAAATTTTTAATTGAGGCCACGTTAGACTCCTAAGAACTTTTCTAAGTTAGATTTTTTAGGAATGTAAATTACAGTACCTGGAGTAAAATCATAGATAGGGTCTTTCAACACACTCATGTTGCGTTGAACAAACACCCACCACAATTTAGGATTGCCATATAAGTCGTAGGCCAACAGGTCGGGACGATGCTGATAATGATTTTCGATTGTGTAAAGAAAGTCATCTGCTTCTGCAGGTACGGGTCTAATTTCTAACAACTCCATGTAAAAATTATTTTGAGGAGTTGATGCCCACGGACTCGATTGAGAATATTGTGCCATATTAAATGTATCCTACGCCTGACGCAGTCTTGCCTCTAGAATAATCTTCTAGACTAAACTTACGTAGTCTGCGTCTATTATAAACTGGAGCCACCACTACAGTAATTGTACTAACTGCTGGCACCCAAGTATTTGTTCCGAATGTATCACAACGGATGTAGTTAACATCATCCTTAAGATCCACTGAGAAGGATTTAATAATAACTGGGACTTTATCAAATACACTTGCACCGTAGCCGGTTAGGTTGCAAATCAACGGAGGATTGCCTGCAAGCGCTCCTTCTCCGAAGAACATTTTAGTTGCTGTCTTAAAGAATGTTGTAGCTGCGATCCAATAGGCTGCATCAGTTTCTGTTTCGCAGGTAAATTCACCGGCGATTGTAATATCTTCTACTACAGAATTCTTATATCCATAAGACATGTAATTACTATGTACTGTTTCGATATTTGAATAGTTTGCTTTAGTTGACACTGTGATGTTTGGCAAGTAAGGCCAAACAACTCCGCCTGTATTTTCCAATAGTGCAAATAGCGGACTGTTAAAGATGTTCCACTGGCAAGTAATTCTAACACGCCAATCGTTTTTTGCGCCCGGTGCTAGTTTAATGGCGCTGCCTTGATTCATAAATAGCTCGCCACCTGCTGGTAAATTTTTGCCGCGGCCTAGACTTAGAATGTTGTTCAGCATTCCTGCAGATTTAGAAATGCTGCCTGCAAGCCCCATTAGCCCGCCTGCTAGATTTCCGCCAGCTAGCTTGTTTAAACTACCCGAAATGTCTGAAGCAATATTGCTAGTACTACCTACTACTGATTGTAAACTAGATATACCTGCTCCTACTCCCGGGATGCTTGATGCAACACTACCGAGGTTGCCCATGCCTGTTTTTGCGCTGTCTAATAAGCTGTTTGCCCCAGCAGTTAAGCCATTTAGTCCGCTGCCGATTCCGCCGCTTAACTGCGCCATCTTAGAGTCTAAGCCTGTTTTAGCAAGCAAACCGCCTGCACCACTACTAATAGCAGCGGCGCCCTCGTTAGTAGCTTGCGATATTGATTCAGAAGCTGAAGCAACTAGTTTCGCTAAGGGATTAATTGATAGTGACATTTTGGTAGAATTTCCTCAGTATACTCTATTTATTCTTGTAGAAATGTGCTATTATTATAAGTAGTAGGAGAACCTAAACTAATGACTATAACACAACCGCCAAAGATCAAGTATCTAACAAATAAAGATCTTTTAAGAGAAATTCACTTGAGCAAGAACACATTTTGCTCATTTACAGATAAGAAATATTCCGAGTACGACTTAATTGTACCAAGTTTAGAAAAAATTAATATCCGTACAATCGCCGAAGCCAAGCGAAATCAAGCAGCTAGAATAGCTAAACAAAATCACGAAGCTGCTGTTATTGCTGGTGGTAAAAAGCTACCTGCAAAAGAATTTGAAATTGATTACAAAAAGATTAGCAAATATGATCTAGTGTTTCGATGCATGACATTTACACATGTACCGCTAGCGCCAGGTCGTAAGAAGACTCTAAAGAATACCGCAGATAGTCACGAAAAGGTAAACTTTCCTCCATTCCAACATTGGAAATTCGACGAGAACGACAACTTAGTATGTGTTGGAAAGAGTCATTGGAAAGGTGATCTTAATACTGGTGAGTTTAATAAAGAGCACGGCATGATGACTAATAATCTAGCCCGTATGTTTATCAAACTATGTGAGCGGTATGCAACTAGAGGAAACGTTCGTGGCTACACTTACAATGATGAAATGCGCGGACAAGCAATTCTTCAACTAACTCAAATTGGACTTCAATTCGATGAAAGTAAATCTGATAATCCTTTTGCTTACTATACTGCTGCTGTCACTAATTCATTCGTTAGAATTATCAACATTGAGAAGCGCAATCAAAACATTAGAGACGACATTCTCGAAATGAATGGTATGAATCCGAGTTGGACTAGACAAAATGCAGGCGGGTCACAGGCCAGTGGTCCGGTCACTACCACACTTGGTCCGGCAAACGTATCGGGCGAAGGCAGCGAAGATTGGAGTTGACCTAGTATCTTTTGTGTGTTAAACTAACAACAGGAGATATTATGTCATTATTCAAAAAAGTAGCTTGTTTTACCGATATCCACTTCGGACTAAAATCAGGAAGCCGTACACATAATCAAGATTGCGAAGATTTCGTTAATTGGTTTTGTGATACGGCCAAGGCAGAAGGTGCAGAGACCTGTATCTTCTTAGGTGATTGGCATCACAATCGTAGTACTACGGACGTTAGTACTATGAACTATACTGTGTCCAACTTAGAAAAACTAAGCCAGTCTTTTGAAAAAGTATATTTCATTCTAGGAAATCACGACTTGTTCTATAAGGACAAGCGTGAGATCAACTCCGTAGAATTTATGCGGTTGTTTCCAAACGTTATTCCAATTAGAGAAAACTTCACCGACGGTGATGTCACTATCATGCCTTGGCTGATCGGTGACGAATGGCGAGCTGTTCCTAAAATGAAGAGCCGCTATATCTTTGGGCATTTAGAACTTCCTCTATTTTATATGAATGCTATGGTGCAGATGCCAGACCATGGGCAGTTGCAAAGCGAACACTTTGGCAATCAAGAGTATGTGTTTAGTGGGCACTTCCACAAACGCCAAAGTAAAGGCAACATCACTTATATTGGTAATGCTTTCCCGCACAACTACGCAGATGCCGCAGACGACGATCGCGGTATGATGCTGTTAGAGTGGGGTGGCAAGCCGGAGTACAAGACATGGCCGGGTCAACCTACATTTAGAACTTACAAGTTAAGTCAGATTATTGACAATCCAGAAGGCTTACTTCGTGAAAAGATGCACTGTCGTGTCACTATTGACTTGCCTATTACTTTCGAAGAAGCAAACTTTATCAAAGAGCAATTCATTCCGCAATACAATTTGCGTGAACTCATGCTGATTCCGGAAAAAGTAGATGTAGAATCAAGTGCAGTACCTATTGATATCAACTTTGAAAGTGTTGATACTATTGTTATGAATCAAATTAATGCTATTGAAAGCGATGCCTTTGACAAAGGCCTACTGTTGGACATTTATAGAAACCTATGATAAAAATTAAGAATTTAACCGTTAGAAACTTTATGAGCGTGGGTAATCAAACCCAGGCTATTAGCTTTGACAAAGGTCAACTAACTCTAGTGCTAGGTGAGAACCTAGACCTAGGTGGTGACGATAGTGGAGCTCGTAATGGTACGGGCAAAACTACTATTATCAACGGACTTAGCTACGGCATCTACGGTACTGCCCTTACAAACATCAAGAAAGACAACCTTGTTAATAAGATTAACGGCAAGGGTATGTTAGTCACGCTGACTTTTGATAAGGATGGGCAAGAGTATCATATCGAACGCGGTCGTAAGCCTAACATTTTGAAGTTTAGTATTAACGGTCATGAGCAAGAACTCAAAGACTTAGACGAAAGCCAAGGTGATAGCCGCGAGACACAAAAGGCCATCGAAGAAATGATGGGCATGAGTCACGATATGTTCAAGCATCTAGTTGCTTTGAACACTTACACTGAACCGTTCTTGTCTATGAAGGCAGGCGATCAGCGCAACATTATTGAGCAGTTGCTAGGTATTACCCTGCTTTCAGAAAAAGCAGAGTCTCTCAAAGAATCAATTCGTATCAGCAAAGATATTATTGCTACCGAAAACACTCGCATTGAAACTATTAAAGCATCTAACGATCGTATTCAACATAGCATTGATGCGCTTGAACGTAAACAACGCATGTGGGATGATACAAAAGAAAAGACTATTGAAAACATCCTGCGTGGCATCGACACTCTCAGCACTATCGATGCTGAAGCTGAGATTGCAGCTCATAGAGAGCTTGCTATCTACAATCAAAAGCGAAAAGACATTAATCAACTAACTAGTTTGATCAATCGTTGCGAGTTAGACGAAGCTAAACTTGCTAAAGAGATGACTAAGCTAGAAGCAGACATTACTAGTTTAGAAAATCATACGTGCCACAGTTGCGGGCAAGGGTTTCATGATGAAAAACAAGAAATCTTATTAGAAAAGAAACGCAAGGATCTGCAACAAACTGCACTTGATGCATTAGCGAATAATACTCAGCTAATCGAAAACACAAGTGCTCTTGCAGAACT